TGGTTGTTAAAGGATATGGGAGAGACGGCAGACAAACAGATTGATGTAGCCGTAACTCTTAGGGCAAGAGATTATAAAGGCCTTGATAATTATGGAAGCAATGGAGTGATTGAATGGAAGTATTAGGAAGCATATATACAGAAGTTTCAGACAGATTTCAAAAAGGCATTGTCGGGGGGATATTTCCCGATGTGTAAAAGCTGAAAAACACGATTTAGGAGCAATTATGGCAGATGTAAATGTAATAGGTTCTCTTGAAGCAAAATTTGAAAGTACCAACAGAATTTATGATGTAGGGGGGTGTAGTCCAACATTGAGTACAATGCAAGGTGGTAATCAAGAGCCGAAAATTCTTGAAAGCCAGATAGTCGCTATGCGTAGAAGAAATACTTATAATCCGTCAGATAGAACTGTGGGAAGCTCAACAGAGCAGAGATTAGAGGCAAATATGCAAGGTGCAAGTAATTGCTTGACAAGTGTACAGAAAGATAACTTATTACTTGAAAAACCTTTACTGCTAGGTGGCATTGGAAAAGAAAACGAGTTTGGCTCACAGTATAGGCAAGGAAACAGAGTGCATAGTTCCGATGCTTGTGCTATGGCATTAAATTCTCAGCCGGTTGGAAATGCTGGTGGAAATTCATACTTATACAATGTTGGCTATCGTATAAGAAAGCTGACACCGAGAGAGTGCGGACGGCTGATGGGTGTATCTGATGAAGATATGGACAAAATGGAAGCGGTAAACAGTAACACACAGTTGTATAAGCAATTTGGAAACTCAATAGTGGTAGATGTTATGTGTGCTATGTTTAAGAATTTGAACATCAATCAAGGAGATACAGTATGAAAGACGAAACAAAGCAGGAAATACAGATTTTACTTGACCTACTTAAAGGCAGTCTTACAAGAAATGGTGTAAGTATAGCAACCGACAATAGCGGTAACTTGATGTTCTTTGATACAACAGCTTACATCAAGAGCAAAGGCAAGGAATTTGACGGATTCAGGGTTAATATTAACGATTTAGTGAAGTAACAATGTGACAGAACTTGAAGAGGTAATTATGGCAGGCAATTTTATTAAAATTGACAGAAAGATTTTAAAGTGGGAATGGTGGAGCGATATTAATACATTCAGACTTTTTATGTATATGTTGATAAGTGCCTATTGGAAAGACGGAAATTACAAAGGTAAGATAATTGAAAGAGGGTCTTTCCCCTCTTCAATATCTGAATTATCAAAAGAAACTAATTTGTCTGTAATGGAAATTCGTACCTCGCTAAAGCACTTACAATTAACAGGCGAAATAACAAGCAAAGCAACAAACAAATTCACGATATTTACTGTAGTTAACTACAATTTGTATCAAACGGATAACAAGCAAGATAACAAACAAATAACAAGCAACTTAACAAACAATCAACAAACAGATAACATTCTATTAACAAACTCTATATTAAAAGAAAGTAAGAATAAAAGAACAGAAGAAGTTAAAGAAGATAAGAATACAGAAAAAGATATTACTAACGTAATATCCAAAAAGAAAAGTTATTACCCAGATGATGAATTACTTGATGAAGCATTTAATGAGTATGTGACAATGCGTAAGAGAATTAAAAAACCTATATGCACCGAAAAGGCATTACATAGGGCTATGAATACTCTTGAAAAGCTATCAGGCGGAGATAATGACTTAGCCATTAAAATTCTTAATCAGTCAGTAGACCATTGCTGGCAAGGCTTGTTCGAGTTGAAAGAAGATAATTCTAATAAACAAGGCAATCAGAATTTCAATAAGGGTGCTATTGATTGGGATAATGTGTAAAGGAGAAAAATTATGTATTCAGATACAATTTACGAAATCACAGTTAATGATAGTGAAAGAGCAGTTATTGAAGATATATTAAATATATTAGATAATTGCCCTATTGATTTGGGTAATTGTGATTATGTGGATATTTTTAGAAGCATAGTAAATAAAAGCTCAAATGTAGACGCAGATGGTATCAAAATTTTATATGAATCAGGAGGTAGCAACGCTTGACAAGAGAAGAAACAGTTAAAATCATTCGCATTATGTGTGATTGCTACCCTAACTACAAGCCTAACAACTTATCCGAAACAGTAGATGTGTGGAATATGATGTTGGAAAATTACAGTTATGAACAAGTATCAGTCGCACTTAAAGCATACATCAACTCTAATACAAGCGGATTTGCTCCAAGCATAGGACAGCTGATAGGTAAAATACAGACTATATCACAGCCACAGGAACTTGGCGGAATGGCAGCTTGGGGGTTGGTTAGTAAGGCGTTACGGAATGGCACATATGGGGCAGTTGAAGAATTTAACAAGCTACCACCATTAGTCAGACAAGCGGTTGGTATGCCAGATAACCTTAAAAACTGGGCGACATCAGATTATCAGACGATTGAAACAGTAATACAATCAAATTTTCTAAGAACTTACGAAACAGCTGTTAAGCGTGCGAATGAAATAAATCGTATGCCGGACAATATTAAATCACTTATCGAAAAGACGAATGCAAATTCGTATAAGGCTCAAATCGAGCAAAAATTCCAAAGAGATATAAATACATTACAAATTAAAGGAAATGCCCTTATTGGTCAAAATACAAACGCAGAAGAGTATATTGAAGCACCTAAAGAAGTACAAGATAGAATTGACAGAATGAGAGGTTGATTTTTAGTGGAAACAACGCCAATTAGTCCACAGAAGAAATTATATAATTACCGCCGAGAGAATGGATTGTGCCCTAAATGTGGCAAGCTGCTTGATAGAAAAGGCTTTTATTGTGAAGAGTGCAAAGAAAAACATACAGCTTATCAAAGAGAAACTAGAGAATTATGTAGACAGCTTAGAATATGTCCGGAATGCCGTAAAAATAAACTTGCAGGCGAAGAAAAGATATGTCCAGAATGTTTAGCTAAGAAAGCAGAATACAGAGCCAGTCATCCATTAAGTGATGATAAGCGAAGACGAAACAACGAAGCATTTAAACAGTATTCAAAAAACTTATACGCTGAACGTAGAAAAGCTGGCATATGTGTTAGATGTGGCAAGGTTAAAGCTGTTAAAGGCAAAGCGAAGTGTTTTATGTGTCAAAGTAAGGATAATGCTATTCACAGGAAAAGAACTGAAAATAGGCAAAATATAAAAGAATATCGCAAAGAAAATCACTTGTGCTATTACTGTGGAGAACCTATTGACAGACCGCAAGGACAGTTGTGTCAGAAATGCTGGCAGACAGACTATGAAAGGGGTAAAAGCCTTAAGAATGATAATAGCAAGCATTTATGGCGGTATGATAATCAATTTTTAAGAAAGCGGTGAACAAATGGAAGAAGAGAAAGATGAAATTATGCAAAGAATACAAGAATTAGAGTACTCAATGCATATCCACACTTTAATTCTGAAAGAAATGCAAAAAGTTTTAGAAGAAAATGTTCAAAACCAAGTTTCAGTACAAAAAATAATAAAGAAAATTGTCAAAATACTTGATAAATAAGGAGTATGTATGAGTAAGTCAGAACAGAAAAAGTTTAAGGAGCAAATGTTACGTGTTCAGATGAATAGGATTAGTAATGAACAGCAGAAGAAAAATTTTGAATCAGCATTGATATTAATTATGTGGGTACTACATGATAAGTTCGGTTTCGGACAGCAGAGATTAACAAAAGTACAGAGAGAACTTAAAGTACTTATAGATAACTACAATGACGGATTATTCACAGCAGAGGAGCTTGTTAATCAGTTATACGAAGAAACAGGAATAGAACATATTAAGTTTAAATAAGGAGATTGGCTTATGAAGTTTTCAGAACTGACTAAGCCGGAACTTGATGAGATAATTAAAAATGCCAATTTTACAGAAGAAGAATTGAGAATATTCAAGTTACTATCACAAGGCAGAAGCATTACAGAAATTGCTATGCGGCTGTCCGTGTGTGATAGAACAGTCAATCGCAAGATAAACAAAATTAAAAAGAAAATAAGTAAGTTGGAGGTTATAAATGATTAGGGTTACTCAAAATGGCGAAGACGTAAAAACAGAAAACATAACTCTTTCAGACAGCTTACTAAAGATAATTGCAGAGATAATTGACAACAAGTAAATATGTGTTACAATGTGCCGTAGAACGTGATAAATGCGGCACATTTATTTATATTATAAGGAGATAAAATATATGGAATGTGTTGCTTATATGAGAGTATCTACTGAAAAACAGGCTGTTGAGGGCAATGGACTTGATAGCCAAAAAAGAGACATTGAAAATTATTGTAGGAAAAATGAGCTTGTAATAACAGATTGGTATATTGACGATGGTTACACAGGTACAAATATGGATAGACCGGAACTTCAAAGACTTGTGAATGATTGTAGCCGCAAAAGAGTAAGTTGTGTTGTTGCTTTTAAGCTTGACCGATTATCAAGAAATATGATTGACGGAATATATCTTATCGAGAAAGTATTTCAAAAATATAATGTTGTGTTTAAATGTGTACACGATAGTGTAAGCTATAATAGCCCTATGGAACAGGCTTATACGCAGATGATGGCTGTATTTGCGCAGCTTGATAAAAATACTATGATGTTGCGTATGCGTGGCGGTATGCTTGAAAGAATTAAGCAGGGTTACTGGATGGGCGGTGGCAATTTGCCTTACTGTTATTCCTACAGCAAGGAGCTAGGCATATTAATACCTATTCCAGAGCATGCGGAACAGGCAAGAAAAGGCCTTGAATTGTTCATAGCCGGCTATTCAGATGTGAAAATTAAAGAAATTTGTGGCTTTAAGTCTGAACTTGTTACTAGAAGCATTTTGACCGGCGTTGTAAATATCGGAATGATACCTTACAAAGGCAAAATATATCAAGGAAAACACGAACCTATTTTTGATAAAGATAGGTTTAATCTTGGATTAGAACTAAGAAAGTCAAGGTGTTCAGCAAAAACTTACTGCATAACTGAACCTAATTTATTGACCGGATTATGTTATTGTGGAATTTGTGGTTGCAAAATGCGTTATCAAAAATGGGGCAGTGAAAAACATAAGATTTATTGTTGCTCAAGAAATAAATCGCTTTCATATCTGCCTAATTATAATGCAAGCTGTAATAATTCGCTTGAATGGGCGGACGAGATAGAGAAACAAGTAGAAGAAGAAATCCTTAAAATATCGCTTGATTTATCGTCTTATAAACCAAAGGAAAAGGCGACAAAACTTGAAATTATGCAATCACAATTAGATAAAGAGCAGACAAAGTTAAAAAGATTGTACAACTTGTATGCAGATGGGAATGATACTGTCTTAGAAATGATTAAAGAACTGGAAGCACAGATTAAGGAAATGAAAGCTAATATTGCAGTAGAAAGCAAAAACGCAATTAATACACAGAAAAAGGAGTTTGTTTATGAGAACATAAAAAAACTTGCCGACATTTGGGATAAGGTCGACAAGAAACAAAAGAACTTGATACTAAAGACTATAATTGACAAGATAGTAATTGTCAATGGAAATATTGAAATACAGCTTAAGAATTTTTAGCATAAACTTAATGCAGTTCCTATAGCATATAGGAAGTGCTAATGCCGCATTTATCGCGTTTTACAATTATATAATTTCAGCATTGTCGCTTATATGTCGCACATATGTCTATTATGTGTCGCTATAAGTGATTTTTTTTATGCAAAAATGTAACTAGAAAGAGAGGTAGTGCAAATGTTTTCTGATGAAGTAAGAGAAAAAATCTTGAGTAAAGAAGAATTACAGAAACTTGACTTAGTGACATTATCTCTTGTTATCCACGCAATCGAGGAAGTTTTAGAGGAGGCAGACAATGAACAATCCTTATCAGCAACCGATTATGAGTAATTATGTACCTCAATATGGAGCATATCAATATAATCCTATGGCAAATATCCAGAGATTTCAGCCGCAGGAGCAGATGCAGCAATCACAAGTTCAGCAAACTATTCCACAGCAGATAATAGGTATTAACGGCAGAGTTGTGCAAGCAGTTGAAAATATAAACGCTAACGAGGTCCCTATGGATGGCTCAATGGCTTTTTTTCCTAAGCAGGATATGTCGGAGATTTATGTTAAGGGCTGGAATGCTGACGGAACAATTAGAACGATTGTGTATAAGCCTTATACAGCCCCTAAAGATAATCAGACAGTAAATTCTATGCCTGATGCAGAAAATGCTAAATTTACCCTATCAGATGAAAGCACACAGCTATTTCTGAATAAGTTTAAGGAATTGTCAGAGAAAATAGGGCAGTTGGAAGATAGATTTGATAAATCTTTAGGAACGCAAAGAAAAACTTCAAGAACTCAAAGCAAAGGCGGTGATGAAGAATGAACCCAATTAACATTTTTCAGATGATGAAAGCTGGTCCGCAACAGTTCATACAACAGATAATGGGAAATAATCAGATGATGAATAATCCCATAATGAAAAATACTATGCAGATGGCGCAGCAGGGCAATATGCAAGGCATAGAGCAGATGGCTAGAAATTTATGCAAAGAAAAGGGACTAAATGCAGATGATGTATTTAGCCAGATAAAAAGTAGATTTGGTAATTAGTAGCATATTAGATGTCTTTGCAAACTACCTAGGTGACATCTTTATGAATATATTTTTAGGAGGTAACAATATGTTTTCAAACTCAAATTGTGCCAGCGTACCATTAGTCGCAAACATTGACGGCAACGGCAATAACGGCGGATGGGCTGACGGCGGATGGCTTTGGATAATCGTTGTATTCGCATTACTCTTTGGATGGGGTAATGGTGGATTTGGCGGTTTTGGTGGCAACAATGGCGGTGGTTATGTTGCGACAGCTGCTACGCAGGCGGACATTCAACGCGGATTTGATAATTCAGCAGTTATCAGCAAGTTAGATGGCATTTCCAACGGACTTTGCGATGGTTTCTATGCTATGAACAACAGTATGCTCACAGGTTTCAATGGCATTAACACAAATATTATGCAGACAGGCTATGGCATCCAGCAGGCTATTAACGCTGATACAGTCGCTAATATGCAGAATACAAACGCATTACAGGCACAGCTTGCTAACTGCTGCTGTGAAACTCGTGAAGCTATCCAAGGTGTAAACTACAACATGGCAACCAACACTTGTGCTTTACAGAACACAATGTGCAACAACACAAGAGATATTATCGACAGCCAGCAGGCAGGAACGAGAGCTATCCTTGATTTCTTAACAAATGATAAGATAGCAACACTTACAGCAGAGAACAACGATTTACGCAGAGCCGCATCACAGGATAGACAGAATGCACTTCTTACAACTCAGATGGCAGCTCAGACACAGCAGATTATCAACTCTGTAAATCCTACGGCTATTCCAGCTTATGTTGTGCCTAATCCTAATGCTTATGCTTATGGATGTGGTTGCAATACAGGATGTGGCTGCTAAAACTGAATAATTGAGTATCTTAATTGAGTTTAACTCGATTATGTCTGCTAAGCAGTATTACTTATAACCAAAGGGCAGACTATAATGTTTGCCCTTATTTTTATGAAAGAGAGGTAAAAATAATGGAAATAACAGGAATTACATTACAAACAGTTGCCGCCGGAGAAGATGTTGCATTTACAGAAACACCGGTATGCGGAACTAAATGTATCGTCCACAGACAGGGAAGCGGAATTATCAAGTTAAGAGGTATCACAAATCAGTGTAAGGCTAGATTTTTAGTATCTTATAGTGGAAATATTCAGATACCTACAGGCGGTACAGTTGGAGCTATTTCACTTGCCATTGCGGTTGATGGAGAGCCTTTACAGTCAACACGAATGATAGTTACTCCGGCAGCAGTACAAAATTTATTTAACGTTTCAGCTCAAGCCTACGTGGATGTGCCTTGTGGCTGTTGCAGTACAGTAGCGGTGCAGAATACATCTACACAGGCTATTGAAGTTCAGAATAGTAACTTAATCGCAGTAAGGGAGGCTTGATGATATGCACAAATGGGCTAAACAGATTATGGAATGTGTCAAGGCTAAAGTTGAAGCAATCGGATTAGATAGCTTTGAGGGACAGAACCTTGATGATTTAAAGGATTTTACAGAGATAGCTAAGAACATAGCTTGTTTTGACAAAGATTACAGAATTGTTGAAGCTATGGAAAAGTCAGAAGATAATGAGGATATTATGCGCATGCTTGAACAGTACGAAGATTATCCGGACAGAAGATTTTATGACCACTACCGCTATGCTAATGGCAGATTTGCCCCTAAAGGTAAAGGAACATACCGCAGAGGATATGAAGAACCGCCTTATATGCACATGTACCCAGAAGCAGAGCATATGAGGGATATGGATAGAGATTATGGCAAGATGTACTATACAGAGCCAATGAACGAAAGCGGCTATGACAGGGCAAAGAGAAATTATACAGAAACTAAGGAAATGCACAGTGGCACTACGCCAGAGGATAAAGAACAAAGGATGAAAGCGTTAGATAAATACATCAAAACTGTCACTAACGAAATAATTAAAATAGTTAGTGATAACGCAACAACCGAAGAAAAGAGTTTAATTAAGAATAATATGAATAATCTTATGTCAAAATTCTAAGATTAAGGGCTATGAGTAGCAATATTCATAGCCTGTTTTATTCAGAAAGGAGCATACAGATGTTTTTTACAATTAATGGTACAAATTGGCGAGTGCAATATGAAAATTCAAATTCGGGTGAATTAAAGCGGTCAGACAATGTTTCTGTACTAGGTGTAACTGATAGAAATACGCATACAATTTATCTGTCAAATGCCTTGCGTGGATTTATGCAACGCAAAGTGCTGATACACGAAGTATGCCACGCAATCTGTATGTCCTACGATGTATATTTGCCTATCGAACAGGAAGAGATATTGTGTGATTTTGTAGCAACTTACGGAGATGAAGTGTTTGATATTGTTGATATGGTTTTAGGAGCAGTTAGGAGAGTGGGATGATGAGCATTGATGAGTTGCTAAAGATAATTCAAAAAACTAATCCGACTATGACTAAGGAATTGTTGATATATGAGCTAAGACAATGCCGGTATTCAAGTAAAGCATTGATTTATACAGAAAAATGCTGTATTGACAGTAGTGCTTAAAAATGCTATTATTTAATAGATGTAAACAATAGATAACTATTATATCATTTTACCTTAATAGAACCATAGTGGAAAGTTGCATTGATACATTTTTGTATAGGTGCAACTTATTTTATTTTGGAGGTTTTGTTATGAGAGTTATTAGGTTAAAAATGTATCAAGAAATGGCTAGATTTAACAATCCATCAGCGCCAAGAGGCGTAGATTGTTACCCTTTGCCACCATTTAGCACAGTTAACGGATTTATTCATTCAATGTGTCAATGGAAAAAGTATCATAAATTAGATTATTTTGTTACTGGCAAAGGTGTTTACAATACCAAAACACAGAAAGAATGGCACGGTGGCAAGCGTTTTAACAAAGTTAGTGATGAAATGCTTAAGCGTTGGGATATTATAACAGATTATACAGACGGAAGCCACACCGGCTGGGTTAGTACAGTTAAATATCATTTAATGCTAGTTGATTTATACACAACTATATACATCAAAGCTAATGATAGTGACATAGATGATATATACAATGCGTTACTAAACCCACCGGTATATCCATCATTAGGTGAGTATGGTGATTTATGCAAGATTGAAGCAGTAGATATTGTGGAACTTAAGGAGCTTGACAAACCTATATCAGCTCTATTAGATATGCAATCTTATATTCCTGTTAATAAAGGCAATTTCGCAGGAACTATATATAGAATTAACAACAAATATGAAATCATCAAAGGTCTTAGACGATTCCAGAAAGTTCCTTGTTACTTAGTGGATAAAGGACAGGAAGTTGTTAGTAATCTTTTTGATGATGATAAACCGATTATTTTTATAGATTAATTTAAACCCCACGGAATATAATGCAACTTTTTTGCTACCTCCGTGGGGTTCTCTTTTATATTCGCAATTTCGTTTTTTGACAATTCCCAAAATTTGGTTCAGTTTTCATTCAAATCCTACTTAAAAAATTGAAAAAATTTCTCGCAAAAATATAATGCGCCATTTCAAATACCCCCGTCACTTTCAATTTTGAAATTCAAAAATCGGTTACACAGAATTTCAATTTTTGCTCCCGATTTTGTTCAGATTTGCCCTGAAAAATTGATGAAAAACTTTAGTATGGTAAAGCACTATATATAGACTTGACCGGTTGCGGTTCGTGCTTGTTTTGACTTTGTGACTTTGTGATTTGCCCTGTACGGCGGTTTCATTGTGTCAATGTAGACTTATAAGCCTACGAAACAAAACAGCCTTAAAACGCTTTTAAATGCATTGTGTAAAATGGGTATAATATGCCCTTGCAAGTCGCGGAAGCTGTCGCCAGTTCTAAAAGATACCAGAACGCACGCCGCCCCAACTGGGTACACTTGTACACCTAAAAAGGTGCAAAAGCCTTATATATAAGCATAGCATTATTATATTAATTTTTCAAGGTGCACAATAAAGCATATAAAAATATATGCTTAATGCTTGCGGCTGGAATCGAACCAGTCAAGAACCCACAGCAAGCAAAAAAAGGGGCGTAGATTGTACGCCCTTAAAAGCTAATTCGCTAATTTGCTTTTAATTTGCTTTTAATTTGTTTTAAAAGCTTTTTGTCGATTTGATAATCTTCTACTCTTCGTATTCTTAAGACATAAGCTCTTATGTCTTTATAATACAAATCAACAATTCCTTCTCTGTTGTGCCAGTCGTTCACATCTCCTTGCCAGCATTTTATTCTGTGTTCTTCTTTTTGCCTTGCGATTTCTACACTTTCAGCAAAATCTTTTTCTATATTTATTTTATCATTCAAAAACCTGTTTATTAGACCCTTAAAGGTTTTTAAATCTGATTTATATATATAAATTATATATAATTTTCTATAAATTTCTTTGCTTCTCTCGGTAAGCAATATATCTTTTTCTTTTTCTGCTTTAATCTGTTCTAACTCTGCCGCAGTTCTTCTTGTATACGTTCTCTTTTTTCTGTTAGATATAATTTCATCGAATTCTTTAACCGTAAAGTTTAATACTGCACTTTCTTCTATACAATAAAAATCTGTTTCATTGTAAATTTTTCCTGTATGATGCCAGGAAGACCACACCAGAAAATTCTCTTTCAATTCTTTTAATGTCATTTTTTTAAAATCTATTTCTGTTTTTTTATCAGCGTGCCAAAAAATGTTATCTATCTCTTCCAAAATAGTGGTTTTAGTCCACTTATACATAGGTTTTTCACCTTGCGAATACGCCCAAACGGCGTTGTTACTCATTTGATTTTTATAATATCCTGCCATCTTTTTAAATCTCCTTTACTTTTTATGTTTTATATGCTATTATAACAAAGACATTTGTTGTTGTATATTTTTAGGACAAGTGCTATTTTGAATGGTAAGAGAGGAAGTATATTGTACTTCCTCTCTTTTATTTTAGCAAGCCGGGGAATCGAACCCCGGAAGCGCCAACCTTGCTAATTATTTGCTTGCTAAAATCTCCCTTGCTAATAAATCCCAATAAAGACCATCGCCGCGTTTATCAAGCCATTTTTCGGCTTCTTCTGTGCTTTCGTCTAACCATTCAGCCATAAGCTGGATAATATCGTAATAGCTATAATCAACTCCAACGCCTAAACCTCTGAGCCATTCGATACAAGCGTTACGTTCTCCAAGTCTTGTGACTGCCCAGCCGTACTCATTTATAAACTTGTTCTTGATATCCTTAACTGTGTTAAGCTCTTCACTCTGTGCAACCTCTGTTAAATAATTTCTAACTGCTGCCTTAACTTCCTTGCTGTTTGTTCTTCTCATTTCTTTTTACCTGTGCTATAATATAGCTACCTTTCTTTTTTTGATTGGTGGCGGTTCGTTCTTGGTAGGGGCGGCCGCCTTTTTGTATGTCCTCTTGACAGTATTATAATAAACCTAAAATGGTTTAAAGTCAATAGATAAAATAAACTTTTTTTAGATTATTTTTGATTGACTTTTGAGAATGTATTTTATATAATGTAATAAAAAATAAAAGGAGGGTGCAAAGCTATGCTTGTATATAAAATAGATGTGCTTGATACGCTTAAAGAAAGCGGCTATAACTCTACACGAATATTAAAAGAGAACTTAATCAGCCAATCAGCGGTGCAGAAGATACGCAAAAATGAAATGGTAGGGATTAAGACGATTGAAAAGCTATGCGAGTTACTGGATATGCAGCCGGGAAACATTATCAAATATGTGGAAAAAGATTGAACCAAAAAAGTTTTAAAAAACTATTGACATTAAACTAAAAAAGGTTTATTATAATTACAGAAACAAAGAAAGGGCAGCCGAAAGGCTGGAAGGTGGAAATGATGAAAACAATCGAATTATTAAACAAGGCTGTTGAACTTGGATTTAGCAGAGAAAAGGCACTTGCTGATATAGACGCAAGCCTTGACGAAATAATCGGAGCAGAGAACAGAAAGCCAATCGCAGAGGAAGAAATAAGCGAAGAGCTGGCAAGCGATATTTTATTAGGTTTTGAATGTGAAAAAGAAAACAATTAAGAAAGGTTAAAAGGTGAGAATATGAGATATTTAACAGTTAAAAGAAACAAGAATGGAGAACCTAATAAAACAGATATGAAGAGCCTTGCAAAGTTCTTCACAAATGAAAATGTGGGAAAATATGCAGATTATGACAGCTATTTATTTGCTGTCGAAGAAACAAGAAACGCTGGTAAAGAATTTGTCGGATATACATTTAAAATAGCTACAAAGGCGGAGAAGTCTGGCGGATGTGATTACTATTTCGGTGAAGTTCTTGATACTGGGGATAAAGTTGTTATATCCACAGAAAACGAGTATAAGAGTTTAGACTGGGCGTATAACAAAGCTTTGGAGATAATCAAAAAAGAGTTCTAAAATCGGATAGATAAAATAAAAAAGGGGAGCTTAACGTTCCCTTTTTTTCTACGCCGTGCGTTACTATTTAAGAAATGCAAAAACGTATATTTCAATACATCCAATGTTGTTGTTTAAAAATACAAAATAGCATATTTCAATACATTTTTGTTACTGTTTATGTTTTATATAATAAACAGCTTTTTATATTATGTCAAGCCCAAAAATAAAATTGACTTTATAATATATTTATGCTATATTATTTTAATAATTAAATATATAAGATTTACACCCGATAATATTAATATTGTTATCGGGTTATTTTTATGTTATTAGTATATATAATAATTAATTAGCTGGAGCAGGTCCAACAGAAAGGGGAACACATGGAGAAAGTACAGGAAGTACCAGACACGCCCGAAGTATTTCAAAACGACATAGAACTTTATTTATCGCAGTTTTGCCAAGAGCACAACATCAAAGATATGACCAAAGAGCCACAAAGCAGATGGAATGCCGCGTTGATGTATATAAATAAATATGTTTTTAGTGATAAAAGCATATTAAAATTAAATAAGAATATTAATAAAAATAATACTAATTGTATTATGGATAATAATTTTAATATGTATGATTATGATAAAGTAGAGTATATATTATATATATATTATTATTTATGTGCTGTATATGATAAAGAATGTAGTATTATAGGATTTAGTTTATTAACTGGAATTAATAGAGATACTATATACGACTGGGGAACGAAAGAGAAAAAGCTAAGTACAAAAAGTTGTGACATCGCGCAAAAACTGCGGGTTTTTCGTGAAGAAAGTTTATCTAATAAGCTTGCAACTGGCAACAAAAATCCGGTCGGAATTCTTGCAATACTTAACAGACATTTTGCTTGGAACTTGCCCGGTGTTAGCAGAGAAAACACTAATAAAACAGCTCTTACAGCCGCAGAAATACGCCAGCAATTAAACCAAAATGATACACAATTAACGGATAAACAGCAGATAAACGCCATAAACAATTCAGACACAATTTAAACCACTTGAAAACCGCTTAAATACTGGGTTTGTGAGTAATAAGTATTCATATAACGCTGATAAATTAAGGTTTATCAGCGTTATAGTATGGATATGGTGTTAATTGTGTTAATTGTTTGAGAATATGGCATAAAATAGACACAATTACACGGATAAGGGCGGAGGGGGTTTATTTACCTCCGGAACACGCCCCAACTAAGTCGCTCAATTATCCAAAATAACAAAAAGCCCTTATATATTAATATATATTTATATTATTATCACCACATAATACACATATTATATAATTATATATAAATAATACCTAACCATTAATCATATAATCAATACTAATAAATCACTTATATATTTAATTAAAAATAATCCAATTAACATCTATACATTTAAGCTAATTAGGTGTATAATAGACACATATTAATTAATCACAAGATATTCAATAAACACATCAGAGAATCAGCTAGTCGGCTGAATAAATTCCAAAAAATTTTAAAAAATAAAAAAGAGTTAGGAGTTATAAATGCAGGGCAATGAATACCAAAAATTGGCAATGCGTACTAACGATAAAATGGCTCATCATAGATTAAGTACTGAATTGACTGGTAAGTTTTCGCTTAGCCCTCTAGCAGAAAGCAATGCTAAGTGTAGCAACATAAATGACATAGCAGGACTTCTTAATGGTGTCTTAGGCTTAACTGGTGAAGCTGGAGAAGTATCAGACCTTGTTAAAAAGGGTATATTCCACGAAAAAGGCATAGACTTAGAACATCTTAAGAAAGAGTGTGGCGATGTTTTATGGTACGTTGCTATGATTTGTGAAGCTTGCGGTTTTAATCTTGATGATGTAATGCAGACAAACATAGATAAACTTATAGCACGTTATCCGGACGGTTTTGACACTTACAGAGCTAATCACAGACAGGCAGGTGATAAATAATGGGTAATCAGGATAAGCACTGTTACCAGTGCAAACATAGACATAAGTTATATTGTGAAAAGCCTTGTAATGCCTGTAATGGCAATCCAAATGTTGTAAAAGGCAAGGATAACTTCACAGAGCTTGAAACAGCAAATAAAAATGCAGTACTCTTTGAAACAAAAGAATAGCATATTGCCCCTTAGCCAAGTGGTCAAGGCACAGGATTTTGATTCCTGTATCGTGGGTTCAAATCCCACAGGGGTAGTTCAAGTGTTTAATTACACTTGTGCCTTTACAGGACTTATTGGTTTACTAGCATTAAGTTCTCCTTTCACCTCATAGCAAGAGCTGTTAAGGACCGTCAGAAAGTCCGTGAGGTTTTACGCATATTCCACACAAATATGCGTAGTAATTATTTCAAATATTTCATAATCAGCAGTTATCCTTAAGGGATAGACGGCGAGCGAAGCCACTTTCTTTGAACAGTCCAACTGCACGGGCGTAACCACTTCCATCCAGCTTTGCCACGACCTGTTATAGGTGTCATAGCCTATACTGCTGTTAAGACTAGCACTTTATATTCCCTCAAAACAATATTTTTAAGCGTATAAATGACCTCCAAAGAATTTATAAATGTGAATTGTTTAATCTCTCTGTGCTAGTCTTTTTTATTTCAACTTGTCAGAAATTTTTACAAGTTGACGGATAGTAGTTCAGATGGGAGTAACACTTGATTTATTCAAGTAGTCACAGGTTCAAGTCCTGTCTATCCGATTACAACAAACTAGGTGATGCAGACCGAAAAGCACAAGCCTTAGTGCCTGTTTGTTGTTTTGTTAATAAGGCAGTTATCAGAAAGGCAGGTAATAAATATGCTATCAGAAAATGAAATCCAAACAAAAGTTAATTTTCTATCATCAGCAAGGTGTAACCACACATTCCATAAATACATTGACATAACAGGTGATTTGATAGAGGGTACGCTGTTATCAAGAATTTTATATTGGTTTGCACCAACTAAAGATAATAAAAGCAAAGTCAAGATATACAAAAATGGCAAATATTGGATTGCAAAGCAAAGAAAAGACTGGTGGGAAGAGATAAGGATTACTGAAAGGCAGTATGACAAAGCGATTAAATCGTTGGTAGAAAAAAAGTTTGTAATTACAGCAAAATACAAATTCAATTCAATGCCAACTATACATATACGACCTAATTATGATGTTATCAACGCAGAAGTTAAAAAATGGGAAGAAAATATCAGGCAAGAGGTTATAGCAGAAGATGAAGGACAGAAATTACAAAATGAGAAAAACGGGAATGACACAAAATGTAATTCCCAAGGGAATAACACAAAGTGTAATTCGGGAGTGCCACAAGATGTAACTCTTTTAACAGGGATTACTAACAATGATTACCCTAACACTAATTACGGAACATCAAATACAGAGTGTAATTCTCTTAACAGAGAACAATGTAATTCTTTTTTACCCAAAGATAAAAAAGTGAAAGAGTTTAAGCCGATAAGCGAATACTCTCAGAATGATTGGGAAGTTGCCGAAGAAAGAATGATAAGTAGAGCTGGCAAGATAGCTTATGATTGGACTAATGATAAAACGCTTAAAGAAAATGTAGAAGCATTCTTTAAATACTTTTTAGATAAACACGGAGAATGCACTGGAGAATATCACTACCCATTAACAGATAAGGTTTTATCAAGAGTGGTGGATAATTTAACAAAAGAAACTGACATAGAGCGTGACGGATATACAGATACCTATTATGCGGCTATAAGTGATATGGACGATAATACAGACTACAAGATGCTAGTTGATGAATATTTCAACACAAAGTTTTCAGCACAATGTGATTACAGCTTAGTTCACTTTTCTTCTGAAAAGGTTTTGATTAACATTATGAACCACACTTGTAAGAGCAGTTGGTGCGAAAGTAAGGAATTGTAGGAGGCATTCATTATGAGTTCATATAAAGATTTACAGACCAAGATTTTTGAAAGAGATAATTATACTTGCAGATATTGCGGAAAGAACAGTAGAGAATACCGGGCGTTGGTAATGGCACATATAAGAACAGCTTCAATGTGCGGTGATGATAGAGAGAGTAATTTAATTACATTGTGCAGACATTGTTACAATCATATTTCTAACAATGAGATTAGAGCGAAGTTTGAAACAAAAGAAAACGCTGATTATTTTTGGGGATTATACCACGAAAAAGTTAAAGGGTATTGTTATTATACAAATTACATCAAAAAGGTATTTACTGAAAATGGTGTACTTATGACAAGACCGCAGATTGATAAATATGTCAGTATATTTGTTAAAAATGATGATGATTTCAACGCTTTCAAAGCAGAACTTCAAAATACAGGTTATAAGAATATGCCATCTAAAATGCGTAGTGATGTAAGAAAATATAATCATCAAGTTGAAAATCAAAGTAAGGAGTGATTATTATGGCAGCAGGTGTACATCCACTAAATAAAGATAAGTTTTATGAAGCAATTAACCTGTACATATCGGGGCAGGTTTCACAGGTAAAGGCGGCAAAAGTAGCAGGTTGCAGCGTGCCGACATTTAAGAAATACGCTAACAAGATTTATGGCGGCGAGGAATTACCGGATAATTTATGGGGGAAGAAGTGATATGTGCGAGCTTTGCGAAAAAAATTTACATCAAATTATAAAATCAATTATTGTCCTATGTGTGGCAGAAAGTTGGTGTAGTTAATGGCAGAACCTTTAAGTAAATTAGCAGAAAAATGTAAAAGTTGCCCTAAATCTGAAAAATGCGACCATAAAAGAATGGAGTTATGCGCTTTAGCGGATTTGCCACCACAAAATCTTGCAAGTGCTACACAAGGTATTTTGATAGACAATATGTCGCCTATATTGAGGGAAGAAATAAAAAGTCCTTTAAGTCCATTTAGGTACAAAGACGAATTAGAAAAAGCGTTAAATGAACGAATATACAAACAGCTTTTTACTTATGGCTCTTAGAAAGTTGGTGAAAGAATGATTAAAGAAGCATTGTTGGATATTTCAAAAGGATATGTCAAAGTTTTCTTTGATGGTAACCCAGTTGATAGTATATATAGTGTAGATGGCATTACAGACGATGAGTCTGGAATAAAAAAGATACAACTTACTTTTTTAGTGAAAGAAGTGCTTTTTAAAGAATAACCGAAGAGTTTGCCAATTTTGCAAAGGGGGATTACTATGAAACATCAAAAAGAATGGCACACTTGTGACAGGTGCGGAAAAGAAATAATACCTAAGAGCTGGAAAGAAGTTAGATTTAAGCAAGTTGGATGTTGCGGAGATATAGTTCCCACTTTTGAAGATAATGATATGTGCCTTGAAATCAAGAATGTCCGTAGATATAAATTTTTAGAAAGAACATATGAATTATGCCCTAAGTGCAGGAGAGATTTTGAGAGGTTTATGAGGAATGAGTAATGTAAAAGATTGTTCAATTTGTCAATATTGCGATGAAGATTTTGATTTTGACGAAGAAACAGGGGAAGAATATCCGGTTTATGAATGCCAAAAAGGGAATGATACATCACTTGACTATGAGTGCAAGGATTTTAAGGGATACAAGCCGAGAAAATATAGAGAAAAAGATACAGAGTGCGATAAATGCGAACATCTTAAGACTTGCCGTGACAAGGGTAATGTTATTGATTGTAAGACAATCTCTGATACAAGAAGCCATTACATATGTGGCAGAACGGGGTGCATTAAAAATGAATAATTGTAATTTTACCACTTGCCGATACAATGAGAATAACTGTTGTACAAACTGCGAAAAAAGAGCGAAATGTGTTGAGGTATCAGAAAAGGTATTATGCGTTAATAAGAAAACATTCAGAAAGATTGATAATGTTAAACATATCGGCGATGATGATGGCAAACCGATAGAAACATCTGAATTTCACGATATGACTATTGGCATTGATGTTTCAGTTGACGCAGTCAATGAGTACGCAAAATCAATTCTAGGCAGATACCCGAAAAATAATTATGAATTTTCAAGAGCATTAGCAACGAAAATTCTAGAGGAAACAAAAACATTAGCGAATAATAAGAAAAAGGAGTGAGATTATGTTAATAGTTGCATTACAAGATGATGTAGATAACTTATATGCCATATGGAATACAGTTACAGACAGATTTTTGGGTGTTAATTTGGACAGAGACTTTGCAATGGACGCAATAATACAATATAAGCATTGCTCTATAGCGGAAGCTAATTCAAGACTAGACAACCCACAACCATTTTCTGACATTGCTAAGGCTATTTGCAATAGCAATATTAAAAGTGCATTAAATGTACTACGCACAAGATGTCACGAAAACGCAAGAGATAGTTTTGATAAAGGTAATTATGGAATTTTGCATATAGTTACAGCAGATGAATTAAAATAAGCAAAATTACCGGCTAACAAACGGAGTTAGTCGCTACCCTAAAACAGTTATAGGCAGAGGTCTATAAGCACCTTTGCTTTTAAGTGGAGGTGCTTTTCTTGAATTCTGAATTAAATCAACTGATAGATGATTGCGAAAAATACATATCCCAAAATGGAATAGATGAAAATATTATAGAAACCTACTACAACGTGTGCCAGCTTGCCAAGAATGAGGGCGAAATTGACACAATGTTAAAATGTACGGCTAGGACAAAAGAACTTATAGAAAAGGCTTGTATGCGTGATATAGGATTATCGATGTGGGAAATAGAAAAGTTTGTATTTAACAGCAAAAGCTCTTTTGACTTACTTGACAAATACTATGATGTGCTATTGCTTGAAGCCCAAAGCAAAATAGTTGATAGTGCATTTATGTATCTTGAAAAGAAAAGAGAACCTAAAGAGCGCTTCTATATGCCACGCCGCAAACAATTCTTAAAAATGGGGTTAATAGAAGCTTTGCAGGGCATGATTGATGATAAATACGATATATTGTGCGTATCATTGATACCTGGAGCAGGAAAGACAACTATCGAAAAGATGTTTAACGCTTTAGTAGCTGGCTGGTTTCCTAATGATTTTTGTCTTTTTTACTCCCATTCTGGCGACATTACACGAATGTACTATGATGGCGTATACGATATTGTTACAAATGCTGATGAATATGCGTGGAATGAAATTTTCCCCAATCTTACAGTTACAAGCACTAACGCAAAGTTAGAGCAGTTCAACATAGGTAAATATAAGCCATTTCCAAGCGTACAATGTACATCTGTCGGAAGTAAAAATGCCGGTAAAGTTCGTGCAAGTAAATTTTTGCTTGTAGATGATATGATAGGTGGCATTGAAGAAGCACTTAACCCTATGGTACTTGATAAGCTGTGGGATAAATATGCTGTAGATGCTAGGCAAAGAAAAATCCAAGATACGGACGGACACAATTGTAAAGAAATACACATTGCTACGCGTTGGAGTGTGCATGATGTTATCGGAAGAATACAGAATATGTACGCAGGAAACAAAAGAGTTAAGACTATTGCCGTACCAGATGTAGACCCAGTAACAGGCGAGAGTAATTTTGATTATGAGTATAGCGGCTTTACAAAAGAGTTCTTTGCAGACCAACAACTTTTGATGGATGAAATCTCTTATAGATGTTTGTATAAACAAGAACCTATTGAGCGTGAGGGATTATTGTTTCCTGACGACAAAATACGCAGATACCTTAATTTGCCACACGGAGAACCAGAAATTATCACAGCTCAATGTGATACAAAAGGTAAAGGTACGGATTATTTTGTACTACCGGTATTGCAAAAATATGGAGAAGATTATTACTGCATTGATTGCGTATGCGATAACACGGCAGATTATGAAGAACAATATAGAAATGCTGCAGGTGTGCTTGTAAATAATAAAGTGCAAGAGTGTGAGTTTGAGCGTAACGCCGGCGGCGACAGAGTGGCTATGGAAGTTAATAAGCGAGTTGAGAGTGTAGGTTGGATATGTAACATTACTGATACACCAACTGAAACAAATAAGGAAGCAAGGATATTCCAATGTTCCAACTGGATATTACAACATATTATTTTTAAAGACTCATCACTTTATAAGCCTAATGAACCTTACGGGGTAATGATGTCATTATTAAAGCAGTATTCGGTATCAGGCAAGAAACAGTTAGATGATGTTCCAGATGTTTTCTCAAACTTTGCACTAAGAATGACACAAGGTAATAGAACAGCTAAAGTTGAAGCTGCTATAAATCCATTTAGGAGGTATTGATATTATGGTAACAAAGGAAGTTTTATCACAGTATTCAGACTTACAGGAAGAAGTAAAAGAAGTAAGACTAAAGATAGAACGACTTGAAAAAGATATAAGCAAAATTGAAGCCGGAGAAATGGTTATAGATTCTGTTAGCGGCGGCGATGGCGGCAAACAGCATTTTAAGATTGAGGGCATACCATTCCCAGAGTACAGCAGAAAGAAAACACTTCTTTATGCCAGAAAAGCCACATTGCAGTTGCTTGAAGATGATTTATTAGAAAAAACCAATGAGATTGAAGAATTTATTGCAAGTGTTGACGATAGTAGAATGAGAAGAATAATCAATCTTAGATTTTTAGAAAATAAGACTTGGATTCAGATAGCACATATCATAGGTGGCAACACAGAAAGTAGCGTAAAAATGGCTTTTCAAAGATTTATTGAAAAAAATTAAAAGATGTTACGATTGTGACGAAAAAATTATGTATTATTACAATGAGCAAAGCAAATTTCATAAACATGTATAATCCTTATCGAAAAGCATCGTCATTTAATTATGGCGGTGCTTTTACTATGCAACGAGGTAACAATATGATTTTTTATACAAACAAAGACAAGTCAATTATGTGTCCGAACTGCCACAAGTTTTTGACTAAGGCAGACAGCAAAGACCCACGAACACATAAATTAGCGTGCAAGCATTGCTGTAAATGGATATGGTATGTACCTAACGATGATGATAATTTTCAAATTAAAGAAATACCGGACAGCAGAAGTTCAAGCGGTATGACATTTTATTAGGAGCAAGATATGAACACAATGTATTTTCAAGACCTTGTTAGAGGTTGTTATGGTAGAAAAATTGCATATACGAATGTAGACAGGGTAACGGTTGACAATGTTGTTAAGGTCATTGGAGATACAATCGGAGTATTTTATTGGAATAAGCCAGTTATTAAGTATCTGTGGAATTACTACAAGGGCGACCAACCTGTTTTATACAGAACCAAGCTATCTAATGAAGATATAATTAATAAAATTGTCGAGAATCATGCTTATGAATGGGTTCAATTTAAGGTAGGACAAAGCTATGGCGAACCAATCCAGTTTATTAGCCGCAAAGACGATGAAGCTATCAATAAAGCGGTTGATACACTTAATGATTTCATGACAGATGCCAATAAGCAAGAAAAAGATATTAAAGCCGGAGAGTGGCAATCCGCAACAGGCACATCATTTAAGGCGGCACAGCCCAAAAAAGGAGATGTGCCATTCAGAATTGTAGCACCTATGCCGCTTAATACTTATGCTATTTATAATGAGAGCACTGAAGAACAGATACTTGTCGTGCAAGAGCTTAAAGACGAGGATGGAAACTGGTATAAAATGGCATTTTCCAACACTATGTCTTTTAGAATTGTTGACAGCAAAGTGGTTGAAGCAAAACTACATACATATGGCGAAATCCCTATTGTAGAATTTCCAAATAATCACGAAAGACTTTCTGACATTGAACTTATTATAGGTATGCTTGATGCAACCAATAATATGCAGTCAAACAGAATGGATAGCATACAGCAATTTGTTGAATATTGGGTTAAGTTCGTGAATTGCGAGGTGGATGAAGAGACTTTTAAGAAGATGAAAGAAAATCATGCATTGGTTGTTAAGTCAATGAATAAAGATAACAAGTCTGATGTCGATATTATGACACAGGAGCTTAATCAAACACAAAGCCAAGTGGCTAAAGAGGATTTTATAGACAACGCCCTATCCATTTTGGCTATTCCAAACAAACAAGGTAATACAGGTGGAGACACGCAGGGAGCAGTTGAGCTTAGAAATGGATGGGACTTCTCAAAATCAAGAGCAAAATTAAAAGACCCTCTTATCAAATCATGTGAAAAGCGACTAGCTGTAGTGGTTCTTAACATCTTGAGACTTGCAGGAGAAGATTTAAAGCTGTCAGTCAGAGATTTTGATGTGCAGATAAATCACAGTCCACAGGATAATATGTACACCAAAGCGCAGACGCTCACAGTGTTACTTCAAAGCGGCATACACCCGCTTATAGCAATTAAGACGGTTGGATTATGGGGAGATGCAGAAAAGACATTCCTTTTATCAAAACCATATCTCGACAATATATATAAGACTATTGACGATGTGGAAGCACAAGAACAAAAAGCACAAGAGATAGTTAATCGACTTAATAACAATCAGCAAAATAAGGCAGTTATCGAATAATCGGTAGCTGCTTTTATTTTATACATTTTGCAGCTATGCGGTAAATAGCAGAAGAACACAGCAGGAGCGACCTGCGGTAACAAAAGCGTGTGTTTAACGGAGGTAATTATGACAAGAGAAGATGTATTAAAACTTTTCCCAGAGGCAACAGATGAACAGATTACAAATCTTCTTAATCAGAACAATTCAGAAGTTGCTACGGAGAAAAACAAGGCAAAGCAGTACAAGGCTAAGGCTGACACAGCAGACGACTTACAGAAGCAGCTTGATGAAATACAGGCTGGTAATCTGACAGAGCTTGAAAAGGCAAATAAGGCATTAGATACAGCTAATCAGCAGATAGCCGATTTACAGAAATCTAATGCTATCAGAGACCAGAGGGAAGCAGCTATGACTAATTTTAAGATTACTGCTGAACAGGCAAAGACAATTGTTAAAGATGATGGAAGCCTTGATTACACCGAACTTGGCAAGATTATGTCCGAAAAAGAAACGGCTGCGGCACAGGCTAAGGAACAGGAGATTGCTAAAAACCAAGATATTCCGGGCGGCGGCAGTAATAAAGGTGGTGCAGACAATAAGACAAATGCTGAAAAGATAGCAGAAAGCCTTATATCTAATGCACCTAAGAACAATGACGTTTTATCACATTACATTCAGCAATAACAGGAGGTAAGAAATGGCAAAGGAAATGAATATGCAGTATGAAAAGACTTCATACGCAGGAGATGTTCAGATTTTAAAGAGAGAGCCTAATGAAGCAATCCCACTGACACTTGATTTTGATGGCGTAACAACTACAAACGCACAGGGCAAGAAGATTGTTAAAGCAGGTACTCCAATCGGAGCAAATGGCAAGGCTGATAACACAGCTACAGTAGTGGGTATCTTAAGGTTCGATGTAACAGAGGACAGACCACAGGGAGTACTGCTTAAGAAAGCATATCTTAATACAAAGGTGGCAGAAGCTCACTCAGGCGTTACATATGACACAACAGTTAAGACGGCTCTTCCAATGATTGTATTTGAATAATAACGGGAGGTAAACAGATGTTAATTAATGAAGTATTAGACAGCAAGTCTATCGCATTATCAGCAACAGAAAACGCTAGTAATCAGATACCTTATCTTGGTTTACAGTGGTTTCCAGAAAGAAAGAAACAGGGACTTGATTTAAGCTGGATTAAGACACACAAAGGACTTCCAGTATCGCTTGCACCATCCAACTTTGACACAATCCCAACCCTTAGAGCTAGAGAGGGATTAAGCAAGGAAAAAACACAGATGGCATTTTTCCGTGAGGGAATGACAGTTGGTGAAGAGGAAATGCTTGAAATCGAGCGTATTCAGTCAGCAGACGACCCTTACCTTGCAAGTGCTTTGGCAAGCGTATATGACGATACTAACAATCTTGTAAGCGGTGCGGAGGTTGTACCAGAGCGTATGAGAATGTCACTTCTTGCGACAAATGCAGGACACCCAGTAATTGCTATTGTAAGTGATGGCGTTCAGTATGCTTACGATTATGACAAGGATGGTTCATACGCAAAAGACCATTACGCAAAGTTATCCAGCACAAGCATGTGGAGTGATACAGCTAATTCAAAGCCACTTACAGACCTTAACAATGCAAGAAAGAAGTTACAGAAGCAGGGCAAGATTGCTAGATATGTGCTTATGAATAGCAATACATTCCAGTATTTACTTGATAATGCACAGATAAGAAACTCAATCCTTGCACAGAACCTTACAGCAGCCATTGAAGTTGACGATGATACTGTTATTTCAGTAGTGCAGAAGAGAACAAAGCTCACTATCGTACTTTACGACAAGATGTACATTGACGATGATGGCAAGGAACAGTACTTCTACCCAGATAACAAGGTTACACTTCTTCCAGAAGGTAGTCTTGGTAATACTTGGTTCGGAACTACACCGGAAGAAAGAACTGCAAGACAGGTAGCTGATGTAGATGTAACAGTATACGGCACGGGTATCACAGTTGCTACAAAGACAGAGTACGGACCACCTATGAAGATGTCAACATTTGCTTCCGAGGTTGTTCTTCCGTCATATGAGAATATGGATAGCACATTCGTATATGAGGTTCATAGCGAAGAGTAGGGGGTGCAACTATGAAATATCCATATATAGTGATTCATAACGGCAAATGGTATAACGCAGGCGAAGAAGTTCCCGAAGAGGGGGCTTTTTTAGGTTATAGCAAGACAACCATTAATCGCATGTCTACATCTGATTTGCAGGCTTTTGCCGCAGAACAAGGTATAGGCAACGCAGAAGAACTTACAGGAGCAGAGTTAAAGAAGCTGTTAATTGAGAAATTAGGATTATAGGAGCTGAAATTATGGAATACACCACATTAGAACAAGTTAAAATCAGACTTAAACAATTTCATATTGATACAGTCACAAATGATGATGAAACAACATCTGATGTGGTCGTGTTCGATAGCAAAGAAGATAATCCGATAATCGAGCAACTCATTAAACAGGCTACAGAAGATGTAAAAGCAAGAAGAAATTACCCCGACAGCTACACAGATGAAATGATAACCGAAGACTTGGAGAAATTTGAGAGCGTTATTGTTAATCTGGCTGTCTATGACCATTCACAGGCAGGTGAAGCATTTATGGCAAGCTGCAATGAAAATGGTGTCAACAGAACTTGGAGAGACAGAGACGGTTTATTTGTCGGGGTATTCCCTTTTGCTAAGGTTTTATAGAAGATTGTGCGTTACCAACAGGGTAGCAGGCGGCACACATTAAGGGTGGTGGGCGGTGTGCCTATTAATTTTGCAGGAGATATAAAATGAAAGAATTTTTATTACAAACTTATACCGTAGTATTACCGATATTACTTGGCTATATAGTTTGGCTTCTGAAACAACAGAAAAAAGACAAAGATGCCAATAGTAAAGGCACAATGTTGCTTTTGCGAGTACAGCTTATCGAATATCACGATAAGTATATGAAAATAGGTGGAATTCCATCTTACGCCTATGATAATTTCGTCGAGATGTATAACGCATATCACGCATTGGGCGGCAATGGAATGGTGACTAAGATGTATAACGAAATACAGGAAATTCACTTAAAGAATGGAGGCAAAGATTAAAATGGATATAACATCGGTAACAACAGTTGTAGCAATCGTTGTAATTACATATCTGATAGGCTTAGGAGCTAAGGCAATTCCACACATTAAGGATAATTACATTCCTATAATCGTAGGTGTTGCAGGCGGTATCTTAGGCGTTATAGGTATGTATGTAATACCTGACTTTCCGGCAAATGATATTCTTAATGCAATCGCAGTAGGAATTGTGTCCGGATTATCAAGCACAGGTGTTAATCAGATTTATAAGCAGGTAAAGAACAATGCTTGACATTAATAAGCAGGCTATGAAGTATTCACTTCAAGGACAGACAGTAATTATCTACGAAAGAGACGATGACGGCAATATCCTTTATGAGGGATATACCGATACAGAGGGTAACTTCATTCCTTATCTTGATGATGAGGGAAATAAGATACCTAAAGTCCTTGAAGAAAAAACGGGTTTTTCAGAGCCGGTCGATTTCAAAGCAAACATATCATTCAGCGGCGGAGAAGCACAAAGCAAAGAATACGGCTTTGATACGGCTGATTTTGATGCTATTTTGCTGACAGATAGGAATACACTACCTATTCAAAAGGGCGACCTTATCTGGCTTGATAGCAAACCTACATACACATCTGACAGCCTTATTGATGAAACATCAGCAGATTTCACGATTGTAGGCATTAAGCCAGCATTGTATTCAGTTAAGTATATGCTTAAAGCAGTTGTAAAGTAGGTGGTAAATACGAAGCATCAGAGAAATGAACAGCTAGTTGGTTCTATCTTTAAAGGAAAGACAATCCCATCTATGCAAGAGCCAATAAATGAAAGCATAAGACAAGCTGTTTTGCAAGCGGTTAAGGAGCGTGTTTATGGCAAGACATACAATTAATATATCTCTGTCTGAAAAGTCCGTAAATGAAGCTATCAGACAGCTACAACAGTATAAACAGAGTTTACAGTATAAATGTGAACTGCTTGTTGGACGATTAGCAGAATTAGGCGACAAAGCGGCAATTATGAGTGCTAACGAAAGTCCATTAGGTAGGACAGTAACATTGAGAGTTGACAGAAAGCCTATTCAAGATGGCTACCAAGCTATTTTAATTGCTACCGGTAAAACTGTTGAAGTAGAAGATAGAGAGCCATTTTACACGCTATTAGCGATTGAATTTGGCGCAGGTATTCATTATAACGCTGTTGCTAATCCTAAAGCTGATGAATTAGGGTTAGGAGTTGGCACATATCCTGGACAGGTTCATGCTTGGGACGACACATGGTGGTTTTGGGATGAACAAAGTGGAAGTTGGAAACCTACTCATGGCGTTAAAGCTACAATGCCTATGTACAACGCCACAATTGAGATTATTAATCAGTATAAGCAGATAGCAAGAGAGGTGTTTAGTTAATGGCGAATGCAAACGATTGGGCGATAGACCTCGAGAATACAGTCACAGCACTTGTCAAGGCTAAAACCCTAACGCAACTAAAGAAAACATATCCAAAGATAGTCATAACCAATGAGGGGGAAAACAGCGGTCAAGCAGTATTCCCAACAGTATACATTCATTTACTGCCAGCAGTTGAACAAGGGCAAACGCTTGACGGACAGACAATTAACGCATTGTTAGCAACATTTCAAGTAGATGTTACCACTAACACAAGCAAGTCTGATTGTCGCAAGGTTATGGCAGTGATTACAGATACATTCAAGACAATGAGATTTCAAGGCAATGCAATGCCAGAGTTCTCAATCAGCAATAAAGTACATAAGAGTACCGCACGATTTAGGCGGTTAATCGGAGCAAATGACAGATTATTGTAACAAAGAGCGGAAATGCTCTTATTTTTTTGCAAATTTTTAGGAGGTAGACAATGGCAGATGCAGTAGCAGGATTAAGTACACTGGGCGTTACTTTCTCTTATGGAGTTGAAACAACAGCAGGTACAAAGCCAACATCATTCAAGTTACTTACAAGAATTAATTCTATTGATGAAATTACAGTAACACCAGAAGCGATAGACGCTTCAGCACTTGAAGATAAGCAGACAAGAAACATTGCAGGCAGAGATACAGTCACAGATACAGTTGCAGTAACAGTTAATAAGACAGACGCAACTATTGAAGAATGGAAAACTCTTATTACAGCATACAATGGATTAACAGGCGGTAAGAGAATGTGGTTTCAGGAGATTACTCCGGGCATAACAGACGCGGAGTTCTTTGTAGCACAACCACCATCAAAGTTACCAATCACAAGTAAAGAGCAGAACGGGCTTCTTACAATGGCTATCAACCTTATTATTGAGGATATGGTAGGAACAGATACAGCAGTAACCCCAACACCGGGGGAATGATAAGCCAATCGACTAAATCAAAGGCTGTGTTGATTGGTGACACAAACGCCAAAACAGCCGACTACACATCATATCTTGATGATGTAACAGAATAATTATTTTAAAAGGTAGGTGCGGTGTAAAATCCGCACCTTTCCCTATATGATGATAGGGTGGGAAAGGGTAAAAATTATGATGAATATTAATGCAAACGGAAAAGAATACAAAGTAGAGTTCTCTTTTGGTGCGGCAGAGTGTAAAGAGATAGTGCAGAAAATGTTTTCTGTTGTTAATGGTTCTTACTTACTTGCACAGACAGATAAAAGTGTTGCACAGGCTTCTTTTGATGGATTAGCAAATATGACAGCAGATGTACCAGAGATTTGCATTTTAGCCATTTATGCAGGCTGTATTGACAATAACCCAGTAACTATGGATGAAGCAAAGGAACTCACTAGAGCATATATTACGGAAAAGAGAAAGACAGATAAGAGTTACGGATATAGAACATTGTTTGAAGAAATCAAGAAAGCGATGGAAGATGATGGTTTTTTCGAGTTGAGCGGAATAACAGCGATGTTGGAAGAGATGGCGAACAATGTGGAAGAAGCAACACAGGAACAGAAGAAGCCGACAATAGTTCCACAAGACCACAAGAAAAAGCAGACTTCCACAAAATAATATGGGAAGAATACTTTGTCTTAGCCAGTTCGCTAGGCGTTAGTTATTCAGACTTTCTAAAAATGACACCTAAAAAACTATGGGCTGTTGTAGAGGGTAAGAAACTTGAAAGACAACGAATGGATTCAGATATATGGCTTGCAGTAGGCAACTACATACTCCCAGCAATCAAGATAGGCGTTAGAAGTGGTGCTTGGAGTAAAGACGAGTTTGAATACCCAGACAAACCTATTTATAGCGATATTAACAAAAAAGAGAACAGTGAAGATGAAATACAAAGAAAGAGAGAAGAGTTTGTTTTGAATATGAAAATACGCAAAGCAAACTGGGATTTAGCACACCCTAAAAATGATAAGCCGGAGGTATAAAGCGTGGAATTAGACAGTTTAGAAGTCAAAATTAAAGGCACATCTAAAACAGCTATAGATTCCGTAGAAAGTTTAATAACATCGCTACAAAAATTAGCAGGTTCATTAGCTAATATTAACGGAACTTCCTTATCCAGCTTTTCAAGTTCTTTGGGACAACTTAGTACTGCTATGAAAGGAATGGATGTAAAGACAACAGATTTTACAAGGCTTGCTAAGAACATCACAAAGATAGGTTCTGTTGATTCGGTTGCACTAACTAACACAGCTACATCACTTCAAGCTGTCACAAGGGCAGTTGCAAGCATATCAGCTATTCCGCAAAATGCAACACAGGTCACAGAATTTGCAAAGTCACTTGGTAAGCTAGGCAGTAAGAGTATAGAAAACGCCGTTGTAAACATTCCAAAATTGGGCAATGCTTTAAATGGCTTAATGACAACGCTATCAAGAGCACCAACAGTAAGCAATAACGTCATTCAGATGACTAACGCATTGGCTAATCTCGCCAGTCAAGGTAGCAAGGTGGGTACTTCTTCAAACTCACTTCAAAAGTCGCTGTATGGCGTTTCTACAAGTGCTAGGACAGCAACTAAAAGCAGTTGGAACTTGGCAAGTGCAATAGGCAAGTTTTATGCCACTTATTTTATGGTAATTCGTGGCAGTAAGAAACTTATAGAAGCAATCAAGTCAACGACAGATTACATTGAAGCGTTCAACTATCAAGCGGTTGCGTTCGGCAAGATTGGCTCGGAGTGGGATAAAGATTACGAAAAGTACGGATATGATAACGCAACAGCATATGCAGAAAGTTTTCAAAGTAGAGTAAATGATACTCTTGGAAAGCTATCTGGTTTAAAAGTTAATGTTCAAGGCGGTTTGCTTGAAGAAAGTGGAGCAAAGAACTTAGGGCTTAACATACAAGAGATAACGCAGTACGCTTCACAGTTAGCTTCTGTCACTAACTCATTAGGGCAGACAGGCGAAGCGACAACAGCAATAACAAAGTCAATGACAATGTTAGCAGGCGATATAAGCTCACTTTTCAATGTGGACTATTCAACAGTAGCACAGAACTTACAAAGTGGTTTAATCGGTCAATCGAGAGCGTTGTATAAATATGGTATTGATATTACTAACGCAACATTAGCGACATATGCTTATAACTTAGGCATTTCTAAGTCTGTATCAGAAATGACACAGATGGAAAAGCAGCAGTTAAGAGTGTTAGCAATATTAGACCAAAGCAAAGTATCTTGGGGTGATTTAGCCAATACGATTAACAGCCCAAGTAATATGTTACGCCAGTTCAGTAACAATATGAAAGAGGTAGGAATGGTAGCAGGACAGCTATTTATCCCAATTCTTTCAAAGGTTATGCCGATAGTAAACGGAGTAGCTATTGCAATCAAAAGATTATTAGTTGGTCTTGCTTCTTTAATGGGTGTAAAGATTGACTTTGAGAGCTTCGGACAAAGTGGCTATAAAGATACATCAGATGGCTTAGAAGATATTTCAAACGGCTACCAAGATGTAGCTGATTCAGCTAAGAAAGCTACATTATCCCTTATGGGATTTGATGAAATAAATAAATTACAGGACGATACAAGCTCAAGCAAGGGTTCAAGCGGCGGCGGTGGTAGCACTATTGATTTGACAGATGATATCGCTAAGGCGGCGGCAGAATATGAAGCGGCGTGGAATAAAGCATTTGCCAATATGGAGAATTCGGCAGTTGCTTGGGCGGACAGAATAGAGAAAGCACTTGAACCTGTTAGGAAGATATTTAAAGACTTTGCAATTGGGGATTTTTATGCAGCAGGACAAGACACATCTAACCTTGTGGCAGGAATTTTTAATTGGTTTGCAAAAGCTATAGATGATGTTCCTTGGTATACAATTGGACATAATATAGGAGAGTATTTAGCTGGACTTAATTGGGTTGAAATATTTTCAAGCCTTGGCAATGTGTTATGGCAAGCCATTAAAGCAGTTATCGAATTATGGAGTGGTTCATTTACGGCAGCACCAATTGAAACAACCTTAATAACGGCTATAGCGGCATTGAAATTTACAGGCTTAGGAAGTGTTTTGAAAAAGAAACTTGTTACAGTAATAGGAACAAGTATTAAAGGTGCTTTAAAATCATTCGGAACAGGCAGTATAATATCAGGAATAGGTGGATTACTTACAACAGATATAGGCACTATTATAGGAGCAGGAACAGCAACAGAAATAGGCTTAACTATAGGTGCTGGAATAGTAGGTGGAATAGTAGCCGCTATTGCTGGATTTAATTTAGGCAATTGGCTCAATGAAAAATTAACAGGCGAGAAAATAGATATGTCAATGTTTGACCAAATAGCATATCTTATAAAAGCACCATTTGAAGATTTACCTAGCTTTGTTGATGGAGTGATAGAAACTATCACATTCGGGCATAAAGATGATATAGCAAATTGGTGGACTACAAGTGTTGCGCCTTGGTTTACTAAGGCAAAATGGGGAGAATTAGGCGACAATGCTAAAACTTCATTAAGCAATGCTTGGAATAGTTTTTCTAATTGGTGGGGCAATACAGCTATCGTAGGTTGGTGGAACAATAGCGTAGCACCTTATTTTACAAAAGCAAAATGGCAATCTCTTGGAGATAACGCAAAGGGTAGCTTAACTGATAGTTGGACTTCGTTCAATAATTGGTGGAGTGGCACAGGAATATATAATTGGTGGAATGATAATGTCTCACCATATTTTACTAAAGAAAGATGGGGCAACTTAGGTGAAAATATTAAGAATAGCTTATCTAACAGTTGGGATAGTTTTTCTAACTGGTGGAGTGGCACAGGCATATATAACTGGTGGAATAACCACGTAGCACCTTACTTCACAGCAGACAGATGGAATGATATGGCAAGCGGAATAATGCAAGGACTTCAAAACAAATGGTATAGTGTTCTTGACTGGTGGGATAGCAAGCCAGCACTTCATGAAATATCAGTTGCAATAGAGGATTTCTTTAGTTATATACGAGATTTATGGTATAACCTAAAGGATTGGTGGAGCGACTTGTCACTTAGATTTCCTCATATTAAAATGCCACATTTTAGCATTGAGGGCGAATTTAGTCTTATGCCTCCAGAAGTTCCTCATATTGGTGTTGATTTCTATGCAAATGGTGGATTCCCAAACAAAGGACAGTTGTTCGTTGCTAATGAAGTTGCACCTGAAATGGTCGGTACTATGGACGGAAGAACAGCGGTAGCCAATCAACAGGAAATTACAACAGGTATTGCTAATGCAGTTTATCCAGCGGTTTATAATGCTGTTAGGGCGGCTATGGCAGAAAGTAGCAATAACGTCAATGTAACACTACAAGGTGACGCTGATAAATTGTTTACAATGGTACAGGATAAAGCTAATAATTATACTAATATGACAGGTCAAGCGGCTTTTCCATATTGATAAGATTTGTATATTGTGTTATTCTTTTGCTATAAAATAAAAGTAAAGGGGTAACACATTATGGCAGAAAAGAAAGCAAAGAAAAAAGACAGTAAACTAAGCATAGCGGCGGCAGTAACAGCACTATTTATATTCACAATCCCAATAGGTTTTATATTAGCTATTGTGGATTTAATTAAAAGTAAAGGCGACAAGTCACAAAGGCACTTAGGCTCTTACTTTGCAATAGTATCTTTTGTACTATTTCTGATAGTTGCTTTTAGCAATGGAAGCGGTAACAACAGTAACAATGCCAATGCTACGAAACAAGCTAGTACAACACAGCAAGATACAGACACAGCAACGAATGATGACACAACACTTAAATACCTTAAACACGAAGTAATTACAGATAGCAATGATAGAGAAGTAGTTGTTGTCTATTTTGACTTTACAAATAATTCAAAAGACAATGAAGCATTTATTTACAACTATAATGTCACTTGCTTTCAGAATGGAAAGGAACTTGACTATCCGTTAGCTAGTTTTGATGTTGACGAATATAATAATGCGGCAAGAGAATTACAGACAGGTGCGAACATTACAGTTGCAAGGATATACATACTAGAAGATAAGAGTGATGTTGATTTAGAGGTGACAGCTTGGGGTTCAAACAAGAAACTTATGAAGCTGACATTAAAAGTAGAATAAAAAAATCAGAACAAGTTGGGTAGATCTGTTCTGATTAGCACGTATGAGTGAATGTAAATTAACTTATACCAATAATAACAAATAAATAGCAAAATGACAAGGGCATTTCACTTAATTGTGAGGTGTCCTTTTTGTTACCCATTTTTAGGCAGAAAGGGGCGATTTAATGATAAGTGCTGTAATTATCGAGGGGGTGACATTCCCAGTAGCATATAACGGCTACACGTACACTAGGGCGAAAATTTGGTCTAAAAATACTGGAAGAAATGATGTTGGAGATTTAGTTGGTACGTTGGTGTGTCTTAAGGATAAGGTAGAGATACAATTACCACCGCTAACAGGACAGCAAGCCAAAGTACTTGATGATGTAGTGAGTGATGTTAATAACCCATTCCCAACAGCACAAGTCCTATTCTTAGGCGGTACACAAAAGGAAATGACAATCTATACAGGAGATGTGACATATCCATACCTCACAAGAGCAAAGAATGAGGACGGATTAATAGTCGGAGCAAAATTAAGTTTAATTCAGAAATAGAAAGAGGGTTCCACATGAAACTTAAAACAAGTGAGTTAATAGACAGATTTGAGAGTTTGAGCAACATATCGCATGACAAGACTACAGGCAGAATTGCCATGGCTGTTATGTGCAATATTAAGGCGTTAGAAGAGCTGTACAAGACAACGCTACAGACCATAGAAGATACTAAGATTAAGTATGCAGACAAGGACGACAGTGGCGAACCAGTTGTCAACGATAATCAGTATCAGATTACATCAGAGAATTTAAAGAAGTTACAGGAAGAATTACAGGAAATCAATGAACAAGAGATTGAAGCACCTGACATGACAATGCTTCCTATGGACGCATTCGACAAATGCGAAGAAATTACACCAGCTAAATTATACTCAATTGAATTTATGATAAGCCATTAATTAATCAATAAAGGCGGTGTAGAATGAAGATATTAGACACAGCTATGACGGAAATTGTTAAGGGAAATAGCGCAAGATACTATTCCAAGTATGTTGTTGCCGGAAAGGAACATACTGAAACGCTTAACAATTTTAAATATCAAAATATAATAAATCCAAATAACGAAATCACGATAGGTAACACTTGTGCAAGCAGTGTTACCTTTTCTATTTATATGCCAACAGTAAGCCTTGAAAACAAGGAAATTACTGTATTTGAGGGCGTTAAGGTAAATGAAGAAATACAATATATTCGGTTAGGAATATTTACAGTTACTAAGCAGACAAGTGACGGAGAATATACAAGCTACGAAGCATACGACAGAATGTATAAGGCTGATATGCCTTATTTTTCTGATATGACATTTCCCAGCACAGATAAAGCTATTCTTAATGAGATATGCAGTAAGTTAGGCATATCTTTAGCAACAAACATAGTTACAGCACATACTATTAATGAAAAGCCGCAAGGATATACCTATAGGGAAATTATTGGCTATATGGCTATGCTACAAGGCAGTAATGCGGTAATTAATGCTGATGGCAACCTTGAATTAAGATGGTATAAGGATAGCGGCTATGTACTTGACGGACATAAGTATTATCAGCAGGGCGTTACATTCACAACAAGCAAGGATTTTATCATACAAAAATTGACATGTAACAATACTAAGAGCGGTTCTACGGAGCAAAGTGAGATTACTTCTGGCGACGGAGCAACAGGATTAACATTTACCAATCCGTTTATGACACAGGCAATTCTTGACGAAATTTATAAAAAGATAGGTGGTTTTACATTCAGACCGCTTACAGTTAAGTTCGTTGGCGATTACCGATTGGAAGTCGGCGACATTATAACTGTCAATAAAGGCGGCGTTGATTACAAAGTACCTATAATGCAGATTACGCACGAATGTGACGGCGGTTTAATTAGCGCAGCTACATCTATCGGACAATCTGATACAGAGAATACAAGTGTTGCTTCTGGACCGATAACTAAGCGAATGGAGCGGTACTATGCCGACTTAATAGCTGTAAATAAGGCGCTGATTAATAAATTAGATGTGGACACAGCTAAGATTACCTATGCAACAATAACTAATCTTAAAGCGACTAATGCAAGCATTGAAAATCTTAAGACAAATAAGTTAGATGTAACATATGCAGAGATTATTAATGCCAACGTGGAAAGCCTCAAGGCAGCTAATGCTGATATCACGCAGTTGAAAGCCAATTCATTAACGGCAGACATAGCAGATTTAAAGTACGCACAAATTGATTTTGCAAATGTCAAAGGACAAGTTGTCACAACATCACTTATCAAAGATGGTGCAGTAACCAATGAAAAAGTTCAGAATTTATCAGCAAATAAGATAACATCAGGAACTATTGATGCTAGCAAGATAACAGTTACTAATCTTAATGCTGATAATATCACAGTAGGTACAATCAACGGAAAGCGTATTGGAAATGGTTCTATTAACCTTGATAAGCTATCTGAAGAAGTACCAACTAAGGAATATTTAGATAAAGTACAGGATGAGTTACAAGGACAGATTGACGGAAATATTGAAACATTTACTAAAACAGAGATACCAACCCTTAATAATGACCCTGCGGTAAATTGGACAGATAATGTTACAAGAAAGAAACATATAGGTGATATTTGTTATGTAGTTAATCCAGCTTCAAGCGCAGATGGGTATTCATATAGATTTGCTGATACTGGAACATTAGAAGCACCTAACTATGAATGGGTATTAATCAAGGATAGTGATGTTACTAAGGCATTACAAGACATTATTAATATCAATGGCGAAATTACAGGCATTAAGAATTTCAATGTTGAAGTAAGTTCTTGGAAAACAGATACAAGCGAAGAATTATCAAGCTTAAAGAAAAGAACAACCACGATTGAAACTGATTATTCTACTAAACAAGACGTTACCGACAAGATTAATGGTATTCAAGTGGGCGGTACAAATATGTTACTATGGACTACAACAATGCCAGGTAAGTTTAGTACAGATAGTAGTGGCGCTTCTTCAAAAGGTACAGTTTCATATCAATCGGATGGTAGCGCTTTAGTTACTAACAATAATTCTAATTTCAGATTTCAATATCACCCGGATGTAAGTGTTATGATTGGGTCAACATATGTTGTTTCTGCTTATTATAAAGATGTAAGCGGCACACAGGAACATCAGTTTCAGATAGTATATCAATCAACGACAGGAAAATATACAGATTTCCACGGAGTAACTGGAACACGAGAAGTAGAGAACGGCTGGAAACAATCATACTTAGTATTTACAATTCCAAATACTACAAAAACTACAAGATTGATAACTATATATTTAAGAAGTGGCACAGACTTTACTTTATATACTCACAGCTATTATATCAAAAATGTTAAATTGGAATTAGGTAATAAAGTAACAACTTGGTCGCCAGCACCAGAAGATGTAGTTGATGCTATAAATACAAAAGTCAGCACAACAGTTTTTAATGAAGTTAAGCAAACAGTAGACGAGAATAGTGCTAACATAACTAAAATGACCGAAACTATTAGCACAAAAGCTGATAACAGTGCAGTTACAACATTAACGAATACTGTTAATTCTGTTAAGCAGACGGCTAATAGCAATTCATCAAGTATTTCTAGCTTGACAACAACTGTTAGTAATGTGCAGACAACTGCTAACACAGCTAAATCAACAGCGAATACTGCAAAATCTACTGCTGACACTGCAAACAACACCGCAAATACAGCGAAGTCAACGGCTGATAGTGCATTAACTAAAGTCAATACGCTTACAACTACTGTAACAAGCCAAGGTTCAAGCATAACGCAGTTACAGACTAGCATTAACAATAAGGTTTGGAAAACTGATATAACTGAAAGTGTTAACAACTTGCAAATCGGTGGCGTTAATATTCTTCCTAATTCAATAACATTAACGGATAAAGGATGGACGGGAACAACTTCCACTACACTTAATCAAACAGACCCATTCGGAGGAAAAAAAGCTGTATTGTTGAAAGGAACTTCTACAAAAGATAGCTATAGGATTATTGGTAATGTCTTTAAACAAAACGGCGATTATACTATCTCGTTCTGGGCTAAAGCAAATAAATCATTTACTTTACTTACATGTGAGGGTAACAATAATGTATTCGGAAAAGCTGCATTAACAACTTCTTGGGCATATTATACTTATACGCATAGTGTGACTGATATTAATTCATCTAATTGCTTCTATTTTGGAGGAAATATGTCTTGGAAAGACATTTCTGTTAATGTATATATAGCGTTTACTAAGTTAGAAAAAGGAATAAAAGCCACTGATTGGTCGCCAGCACCAGAAGATGTAGATAGTTCCATAAGTGCTGTAGATAACAAGGTAACAACTGTAAGTAATTCATATACAGCCCTTAATCAAACAGTCAGTAGCTTATCAACAGAAGTGTCGCAGACACAGCAAAACCTTACAAATAATTATAGTACTACAACTACTATGCTTAACAAGATTACACAAGACATTAATGATAGTCGTTCCAGCATTAGCTTAGCACTTAGTGGAACTTACGCTAAGTCAACAGACTTACAAACTTATGCAACTAAAACAAGCCTTAATTTATACATTAAAAAAGACCCTAAAACAGGTGAACTTAAGAGCGCTATCGAAGCTATTGCAGATACAATAAATATTACTGCAAGGGGCGGTCTTAATCTTAGCGGTAATAGATTTACACTTAGCAGTACTAATACTAGCATTACTGCTAGCGGAGTATTAACTTGCAATAATCTTATCGCAAATGGCGGAAAAATCGCACAATGGAGTATAGCTAATAATTCTATTAATTCAACTACATCTGATAGTAAATATTGGGCAGGTATGACAACGCCATCAAAAGGTTCAGATTGGGTATATGCTGTTATGTCTAATAGTGGTACTGCAAGTGTCCCAAGCTGGAGTCCTCAATGGTATGTTGCAGGTAATGGATTTATGTATGCTGCTAATGCTGCTATTGCAGGTAGTATTACAGCTAGTAAATCTGGAGTGTTAACTACGACAGTAGATGCATCCGGAATATCTGTTACTGGAAGTGATAATTCAACAGTTATTACAGCGCAAGGCTTTCTTACTAATCAATATTTAGGTTCTACGATTGATTGTAGAGGTACTATATTTGATGGAATGCTTATTTACCCAAAAGGAAAAACTGATTTGAAATATGAATGGGTTGCAAAGCTTAGCAACAAATCTATAGAAATAAGTCCCAACAATGTATTTAGTTTAACGTATTGTACAAAAATGACAAACGAAGAAATATCAATTTTTGGACAGGCGGTTACGGGACCTTATGCTAAAATGGCAACCTATGGTTTTTCTACAACCGGCAACCTTTACTGTGGTGGCACTAAAAACAGAATGGTTGAAACTGAACATTTTGGCACAGTTTTACAAAATGCCCTTGAAACGCCAACGCCTACTTTTGAAGATTACGGAGAAGGTATTTTAGATGAAAGCGGTATGTGCAGAATATACCTTGAAGATAAGTTTATAGAAACGATAGATACGAATACAAAATATACAATATTCCTTACAAAATATGGGGTAGGGGATATATATGTAAGTGATAGGCAACCGGATTATTTTGAGGTAACAGGAACGCCTAATCTTACATTTAGTTGGCAATTATTAGCTACACAAAGGGACTATAACAGTATAAGACTTGACGAAAAAACAGATAGCATTATTGACAAAGTTAATAGCGATGAACTGTTTAAAATGACAACAGAATTCATTGAAGATTGGGAAGGAGATTTAGATTATGCAGAATAAAAGAATTGTGACAAGCGTAACAAGTTATAAAACAGAGGTAGGCAACATATTGGCACTTACTTATAGTGAAGTTGACAGTAACGGAAATATCGTTAAAAGAAATGCAAAGTTGCAGAAAGTAGTTGTAGATGACACAGCAAATGCTCACATAGAAGCATTAAAGACGTTTGCACAAGGCATTGTAGATGAAATAGAAGAATAAACAGGAGGTAAAACACAATGTTAGACATCAACTCATCAATTCAGAAGAACGGAACATTATCCATTCAAAATTCAGACGGAACACTTAAGCAGGTGGCTTATCTGTCAGCCACAATAAGCGAAAGTGGCACAGTTAGTATGTCAGCTAGCTTTAATGATTTTGCGGCATACTTAGCAAATGATACAGCACTAGATGGTGAGCTTAAGAGCTTTCTTGATGGCGTTAAAAACACATACAAGGCAACATACAGCACAGAAGATAACACAATTAGTTCAGATGCAGTAGATATAACAGGAACAACAGAAAGTGAGGTATTTTAGTATGATTAAGTGTGGAGATTTTTCAGCGTGGAATGGTGATATTGACTGGGATAGAGTTAAGGCGGCAGGACTTACTCACGCTGTCCTTAAGGTTATCAGACGTGATTTTGACCCAGATAAGCAGTTTGAAAATAACTGGAAAGGCTGTCAGTTAGCAGGTGTGCATATCTGCGGTGTATACAATTATGTATACACACCAACAGTAGAAGAAGCTATTGCGGCGGCTAACAGAGTGCTTGAAGTGCTTGACGGACGTAAGGTGACAGTTTGGATGGATGTTGAAAATACTTGTATGCAAAACTTGGGTTCAGAGCTTATCGACATTATCAAGGCTTACAAAGAGGTTATTGAGGGTGCAGGATATGACTTCGGTGTATATACTGGCTTGTCATTCTATGGCAGCTACATCAAGCCTTATACAAACCCTAGTGACTTAGATTGTCCGTTCTGGATAGCACGTTACTACTTAGGATATGATGAAATGCAGTTAAATGATGATGTTAACGCAGATAAGACACCCAGTATCGACCATTATCTTGCGGGGTGGCAGTATACTTCTAGCGCAAGAATTGACGGTGTAGACGGAGCTTGTGACTTATCAGAATTTTATGGTTTCCACAATGATGAAGATAACGCAGAGGATAACAGCGAAGAGGATAACGCAGAGGATAGCACAGATGAACACGTATATGCTACATATGCCGCTTATACAGATAGGTGGTGGGGCGAAGTAGAGGATAGAGAAGATTGGGCTGGTGCAGGTGACAATAAAGCTATCACAGCACTTATTATCAAGGTTAGCAGAGGTTCAGTTAAGTACAGAGTTCATACACTTAATGGCGATTGGCTTCCTTATGTTACTGGCTTTGATTATGATGATTTTGAGAATGGCTTTGCAGGTGACCAGTGTACACCAATAGACGCCGTAGAAATTATCTACTATACGCCAGAGGGCGAGCCTTGGAAGTATGCAAAGTATATGGTATCTGTATTCAACAACCGCAACTTCTATCCAGAACAGATAGATGACGAAACATCAAACGGAATGGACGGATATGCAGGCGTTATAGGTAATGCAATCGACAAGTTCCAGTTAGTTGTCGAATAGTGTCAGAATAACACGACCGAAAGTATTTGAAATATACTAACGATAAATGTATAATAAACTTGTCTTTGAGAAAAGACCCTTAAACATTTTCAAGTTCTGGCAGGCGATATTGTTTGATTGGCGTTGGCAGTATCGCCGCTACACTTGACACTATAGAACGTGTGTTCTATAATAATCGTATCGCTATCAAACGTGCAAGGGCAAGAGAGGGGAGTACAGGTTTATGAGTAATGAGGAATACAGGCAAAAGATAACAAAAATGATTAATAAAATAGAAGATAACTGGATATTAGAACAAATATTTAAGTTTATATGTAATATGACAAAAGAGAGGGCGTAAACCCTCTCTTTCTTACTTTTCGTCTAGCAATTTCTTTGCGATACTTTCCAAACATTCCCAATCTTTAGGCTCAAGCCTTGCCAATGCGTTAACAAGCTTCTTTTCAAAGCTGTCATCGTTCAATTCCATAACTTCATTAACAAAAGCACCAATCTCTTGTTCTCTTGTTCTCGATTTGAGCATTTTCCCATTGCCAGTTCGCAGCCATTCTTCATTTACATTAAGAATAGAACATAAAACTTTAATTGATTGTTCTGAAAGATTTCTATTGCCATTTTCAACTAACGAAATGTAGTTTTTGGTAAGCCCTAGCTTTTCAGCAAATACATCTTGCGACATTTTTAATTCTTTTCGCAAGGCTTTTATTCGCTCGTTCACACTTCTCACCTCCTTGCATATATACAATAACATTAAAGTCACACAATGTCAAACTTTTTTTGCTAAAATATGTTGACAGGTATTACTGTGTATGATATTATAATCACACAAAGTCAAATAGAAAGGAAGTGAATTGAATGAGTGAAAAGGAAAAGGAAATCATCAAGAAGTTATCCGATACAATTCCGAAACTTGATGACAACAAGAAAAATTATATTCTTGGTGTCGCCGAGGGGATGGCAATGGTAAGAGAATCAGAAAAAACTGATAGAAAGGAGTAAAAATGGCAAGCTTTATTGATGAAGTAGAGAAAAGTTATCTTAATAGTCTTAAAGACAACTTATGCAAAACTTGTGAGGGAGCTGTATTTATAGAGAAATATTTTTCTTCAAGGTCTGCTATCTCTGAATTAGAGAATAAAGTTTTATCAGAACTCAAAGATAGCAAACTAACAGTTGCGGAAATGATTGGTTTTTTAGAGTATATGAAACAATCTATTAAAAACCACTCATTTCTTCCCCAAGAGAAAGAACACTGATACAGCACTCTTTATCAAAAAGCAATGTTGCCCTCTGGTATTTCCTTAGCAGTCTTGAGTATGGATAATACTTTGTCAGAGTGAGGATATTCAAGACCACAGTTAGGGCAAACAATCTTGCTAGTAGATATATCTTCGCTAACGGTATATTTACTATAACAAGTGTAAGTTATTTGAAACTTTAGAAACATATTTTCACCTCTTTTCTTAATAGAATAAGAGGATTATACCACAAATTATTTAGAAAGGAAGTTTATGGAATTACAGATTTTTAGTAATGAAGAGTTCGGAGAAATCAGAACAATAGAAATTAATGGAAAGCCATATTTTGTAGCTACAGACGTAGCAACAGCACTTGGCTACGTAAACCCACGCAAGGCAATAAGTGACCATTGCAAGGGAGTAACGAAACGTGACACCCCTACATCTAGTGGTGTTCAGCAGATGTCATACATAAATGAGGGTGATTTGTACCGACTTATTATGAAATCAAAATTACCTAGTGCAGAGAAATTTGAAAGTTGGGTAATGGACGAGGTTCTTCCATCAATCAGAAAGACAGGCGGTTACAGTATGCCAAAGACAACCGGCGGTCAGATACAGCTTTTAGCACAGGGCTATACAGAACTTGAACAGGCTGTTAACTCTATCAAAGAAGATATGACAGAGCTTAAGGATAACACACCTCTTTACGGCTGTGAGATTGATGAGGTCAAACAGCACGTTAATAGAAAAGGCATAATTGTACTTGGTGGCAAGGATAGCGAAGCTTATAAGAACGGCAGTATTCGCAGTTCAGTATATTCTGACATATATAAGCAGTTAAAACGAGAGTTTGGTTGCGTAACAACATATAAGAGCATAAGAAGAAAGTACATTGATAATGCACACAAGTTTATAGATGATTATGCGTTGCCTATGGTCCTTGCTGAACAGGTAAAAGAAGCTAATGCACAGATAGGTATGAGTTTTTAAGAAAGGAGTAAGAGTTGGAAAGGCAAAGATACACAATAACAGACAAAAATGGAAAAAGCGTAATCGCCGAGAAAGAAGCTTCTCGTTTTATAAGCATTGATGAATTTGCGCAGCATATCGCTATGGATATTGTGGATGATTACAGAAATATTAAAAGCGGCGATAAGCGCCTTGAAGAAACTAACATTGAGCTATCAATCAAAGTACTTACCGCCATCTCCCCAGTAATCGAAGTATTTAGAAGTGCTTCAGGTTACGGAACGGATTGTTAGTTGCTTCGGCTTTTGCTAATTGCGGTTCTTCAGCAGGCACTGAACTGATGATTTCTGAATAGTATTGGTCGTACAGTTTTCTAAAATCATCATATGAGCCATTATAACCACAAATTTTAGCAGTAGCATAAGCTGATATATATATTTCGGCAGTCATATTTCACCTCTTTCCTATAAAAAGATAAGAGGATTATATCACAATTTTTAAAATAAGGAGAAGTTTATGGAAGATATACAGGCAACACCACAGTATAGCATATCAATAGAGGAATTGATAGCAGAAAGAAATAACTTAGAAGTCTCTATTGTAGCATACAAGAAAGCAAAGAGAGACAGCAAGATAGCTGAATATTTATGGATTTTATCAGCAATATTATTTGTTGTGTCAATGATATTTCAGCTTATTAATTAGAAAGGAGTTTTAGCAGATTGATATTTATTATTTCTGAAAAAGGCGAAAGAGAGCAGATTAATGAGGTAGAAAAACTTGAAATCCTGGCACACATTGGCAGAAGAACAAGTTACCTCTTAGGAAGAAATAAGCATTGTAAACTCTTAAGAAGAGTAGTTGTAAAGGATATTTTAGGGCAGTTAAAGCACGAATACGGGTGTGGTTTGAGTGGACTTAAAAAGAAGTACATAGCAGACACTCACGATTATATCGACTGCTACGAACTGCCTACAATAATGAAAGAGAGATATAAGCTATGATACAGGGGTTTATGTTGGGTGTTGTTGTCGGAATGATACTAGAAACTATATGTATTGTAGTTACAACATTAAAGATTAAAGCAAAAGAAAGGAAAGAACAGTATGAAACAGGTAAATGAGAAAGTAATAACAGTACAGGATTGTATTGATATGTACGAGAAAAAGGATATGTATACAGTTATTGACGGCGGTAAAGTTGTTGGATTTGTAGAAAAGAGAGAGGAGAACTAAAGATGAAAGAGAGAAATAACAATATTACAGTTTTTGGGTTAGTTGCAGAAGAACCAGCTTTCAATCACGAAGTTTTCGGAGAAAAATTCTTTAAGATGATGATTTCTATTGACAGGGTTAGCGGAGCAGTAGATACACTTCCTGTTCTTATATCTGAAAGAATTGTAGATATGAACGAATTAAAAGCAGGTACTTGCGTAATGATTACAGGAAGAATAAGAAGCTACAACGAGCATATAGGTGAAAAAAGCAAGTTAATATTAGCAATCTTTACTGAAAATATAGAGATATATGAAAACGAGGAAGAGCCGCCTTTTAATAATGATGTAGTTCTTAGAGGCTTTATCTGTAAAGAACCTATATATAGGGTAACACCACTTGGAAGAGAAATAACAAATGTTCTCATAGCTGTTAACAGAGCATATGGCAAGTCAGACTATATACCTTGCATAACTTGGGGCAGAACAGCTAAGTTTGTCGGTCACTTGCCAGTAGGAACACATATAGAAATGACAGGTAGGTTTCAGTCAAGACCTTATGCGAAGAAGATAAGCGAAGATGAAGTTGAAAACAGAGTAGCTTACGAGGTATCAGTAGGCAGAGTTGAGATTATAGAGGAAGAGGAGAATGCTGATGAATAGTGATATTACTGTTTCGGAATTAGCTAGTATGGCAGCAGATAATGAAAAGCGTTGTCAGGTATGGCATCCAGTTCAAGGTGTTATATTTGACGGCACGTTTGATGAACTTGACAGACGGCATTATCTTGCAGACAAGACAGTTGATAACTTCTCAATAGAAGATGATGTATTCATTATGAATATATAAATAAGGAAAGGATATGTTTATGGAAAGAACAGTTTTAAAAAAGGTAGTTCTTGAAAACTTTATGTGCTATGCACACGCAGAGCTTGATTTTTATGCCATTACAAAGATTATGGCTGAGAATGGCAAGGGTAAGTCAACTATTGCAACCGCTTATATGTGGTGCTTGTTCAACTGTGATTATGAGTTAAAGGATAATCCGGTTGTTAGACGAGAGGTTGACGGAAAGTCCGTTGATGATATGGATACAAGTGTTGAGCTTACACTTGATGTTGACGGAAAAGAGGTAGCTATGAAGAAAGTACAGAAGCGTACCTACAGTAAGGATGGCAGTAGTTATAAAGACGATAACAAGTATTTTATCAACGATGTACCTAAGACATTAAAGGACTTCAACGCATACCTTGATGTTGATATGAATGTATTTAAGATGTGCAGTAATATAAATGCTTTTCTTAATCAGAAACCGGCTGAAATGAGAGAATACTTATTTGGTTTAGTAGGAGATGTTACAGACCTTGATATAGCTTCACAGAAAGCTGAATTAGCCGAGTTAGTTCCTTTGCTTAATAAGTATACAGTTGAAGAATTATCCGCTATGAATAAGGCTACCAAGACCAAGATTACAAAGGATTTACCTATTCTTGACGGACAGATTAAGGAAAAGGAAAGAGACATACAGCTTAAACAGGCTATTGAAGTATCTAACCTTGAATTACAGAAAAACAGCCTTAAAGAGCAGATTGCTGATTGCATAGCAAAGCAGACCGACAATGACAAACTGATGGCTGAATATGATAAGGCTAGTGCTGATATTCTTGATTTGAAGTTTAAGCAGGGAGATTTATCACGCAAAGCCAATGAAGAAAATGTTAAGGCTAGAAGAGAGATTGAGAACAAGATTTCTGAAAAGAAAGATTATCTTATTAATATAGCTAATACTATTCAGAAGAACAATTCTGAAATATCTGATTATCAGAACGACATTGAAAGCGGAGCGAGAGAAAGAAACAGGCTTGCTGATGTTTGGAAGAAGATTAAAGAAGAAAAATTCAATGACAATACAGCAATTTGCCCTACTTGCCGCAGAGAACTGCCAGCAGAAGAAATTGAAAGCCTTAGAAGTTCATTTGAAAAGACAAAGGCTGACAGGCTGGCAAAGGTTGAAAAAGACGGATTAGAAGTTAAGGCAGATGTTGATAATGCAAGAGATATGATACCAAGGCTGGAAAAATGTAACGAAGAAAATATTGCTAATCAGCAGAAGTTGGAAGAAGAAGTTGCAGACCTTGAAAAGCAGTTATCAGAGTTACCACAGGAAATTGATGTATCAGCTACAGAAGAATACAAGGCACTTGAACAGAAGATTGCCGAAAAAGAAGAAGCTATGCACAAGGCTAATGATATTTCGGCGGTTAAGGCAGAATTAAAGTCACAGGAAACAGCTTTAAGGCAGCAGTTAGCAGAATGTGAAAGCCAGATTGCAAAGTCTGATACGGCAGCAGACGAACAGCGACTTGAAGAATTAAAGCAGACAAGGATTGATTCTGAACAGAATAAAGCTAATGCCGAGAAAATCCTTGATTTGCTTGATGAATTAGACAAAGCAAAGAACGAAGCCTTGACAGAAGCAGTAAACAGCCATTTTAGCCTGGTTAAGTGGCAGTTATTTGAATATGCTAAGAACGGCAATTATAAGAGTTGTTGCATACCTACTGTTGACGGAAAAAGCATTTTAACAACTATGTCTAACAAGGGTAACAGGATTTTAGGCAGAGTTGACATTTGCAATTCTATTCAGAAGATTAGTGGAATATCAGTACCTATCATTCTTGACGATGTAGAGAACTTAGATGAACGGAATCAGAAGAAAGTTGCTGAAATGATAGATAGCCAGTTGATTATGCTGATTGTTAATGATAGCGAGAAATTAGAGATTGTGGAGGGATAAGCTATGGATATTGTAATTGTAAATACAAGCAAACTAAGAGTTGCATTATCTAAACTTGCAAAAGAGTAAAATACTACAAGCGTAACAGCTATGCTTAATGCTAATAATATGAATTCAAGTCTTATCGCAAAGGCGGAAAATAGATTTAATTCATATTCTGATAAAGTCCGGTTTGAGATTGATGAATATACAACATACGGTGCATTTTATGAAGATATATGGAAACAGATTATAGCTTTATCATCACACATTCGTAAGGAAGATTTTGAACTAGAAAGATTTGAAAAAGTGTCCGAAAGCACATCTAAGTACAGGGAATTAGATAGTAGGATTGCCAAGTTGGAAGATACTGTTTTAAATCTGATGAAGTTAGTTGAAGAATTAAGAAGAAAGTAGAAAGCGAGGAATAATTATGACAGAGAATACAGCAGTTGCAGAAAAGAAAACATTCAGTTTAGCACTTACTGAAAAGCTTGATAGTGTATCAGAAGCACTACCAAAGGATTTTAACAAGGCTAGGTTCGTGCAAAATGCATTAGCACTCATTAATGATAACCCAGCATTACAGAAATACAGCCAATCACAGCTCACAGCCGGACTTTTAAAAGGTGCTTATCTTGGCTTGGATTTTTACTCAAAGGAGTGTTACTTGGTGCCTTATGGAAATCAGCTTAACTATCAGACGGATTACAGAGGCGCTAAGAAATTGGCAAAGAAGTATTCTATCAGACCGATTAAGGACATTTACGCAAAGTTGGTTCGTGAGGGAGACAGCTTTGAGGAAAAGATTGTAAGCGGAGAACAGACTTTTGATTTTAAGCCACTACCATTTAATGACGGAAAAATAATCGGTGCGTTTGCTGTTTGCTTATATGCTGATGGTGGTATGCAGTATGACACAATGAGCCTTGCAGACCTTGAAAACACAAGAAAGTCAAGTAAGGCAAGCAATAGCCCAGCTTGGAAGAATTTCACAGGTGAAATGTATAAGAAAACTGTACTTCACAGGCTTTGCAAGCATATTGAGTTAGATTTTGAGAATCCGACACAGCAGAATACATTCTTAAGCGGAATGGAGATTGAAACCGACCCGCAGAGGTTAGCAGAAAATGATATTGAGCAGAACGCAAACAGCGTTGATTTTGAAGAAAGCAACATTATTGAGGGTACAGCTACAGAAGTAACCGAAGAACAGGCAGAAGATAGCACATTACCACCATTTATGCAGGCAGAATAGGAGATTAGATATGACAGTATACGAATTAATACAGGAATTAAGTCAGTATAATGCAGATACAGAAGTTAAGTTTCACTGTGAAGCTGAATATGATACTGACGTTGAAGCAGAATTTGACAGAGAGAATGAAAACGACACGCAGGAAGTGACAGTTACAGCAAGTTTTGACGATAAAGTAGATTTTGATGATATTGACAATTATGAGCCAGCACACAAGAGAACTTGGCAGGAAGACCCATTCATTGTTATTAATTTATCTTATTAAGGAGAACTAATATGAGAGTAATTTCACAGCACGGCAATGTTGATTTGCCTTACGAACAGATAGTTGTGTGTCACGCAATGGAAAATGTCACAGCACTACACAATGAGAAAGAATATGTTTTAGGCAAGTATTCTTCACAGGAGAAAGCGTATAAGGCTATGGAAATGCTTAGAATTGCGTATGAAAATAATGAATTTTATCATTGCACAGCCGGTTCAAAGCGTTTTGAAGAAGTACAGAGTATTTTGAGCGAGGAACAATTTCGGAAAGCTACAACAGAGTACTTTCAGTTTCCACAGGATGATGAAATCGAGGTGTGAGTATGAAATTAAAATGCTTAGGCTCATCGTCAGCCGGAAATTGTTATTTATTAACTTCCAACAGCGGAGAAACGCTTATCCTTGATTGTGGAATACCGATTAAGGAGATTAAAAAAGGCTTAGATTGGAACATTAAAGATGTTGTGGGTGTGTTATGCACCCACAAGCACCTTGACCATAGCAAGTCAGTAAAAGATTTTGAAGCTATGGGAATACCAGTATGCAAACCATACGAAGCCTTGCTTATGAACCAGTTTCTCGCAAATTCTTATTTTACTGTAAGAACATTTGACCTAACAACAATAGATGGGAGCTGGACACATACAAATGCAAATGGCGAACCTTGTCCGATATATGGCTTTCTGATTACTCACAAGGAAATAGGGAGAATGCTTTATATAACAGATTGTGAGGTCGTCAAGTGGAAGTTTAGAGATATAAACCACATTCTCTTAGGTGTGAATTATGACAAGGATTTAATCGACAGGGATAACGCAGGCAAAGCTAATCATGTATTCAGAGGTCACTTATCCATTGACACAGCTTGCGATTTTGTTAAGGCAAATTATTCAGATAGCTTGCAGAATGTCATAATGTGCCATCTATCAAGTGAAAATGCTGATAGAGATAGTTTTATCGAGAAGATGAAAAAAGTTGCTTGTGGGGCGAATGTGGATGTTGCAGAGTGCAACAAGGAATGGGTTTTAAGGAAAGGAGATGAATGTCCGTTTTGATTAGAGAAAACAGAGATAACTACTGGATGTTAAATTGGCTTGATAAATTTATGGAAGGACACAAGGGCTTTATATGTGGCGGTTGCTTCAAGAATATATTTAATCAAGAGAAAGTGAAAGACCTTGATATATTCTTTCAAAATGAGGGAGACAGAGACGAAGCAGTTGATTATTTTGACAGTATGACAGCTGGATATACTGATGGGGCAATGGAAGATACTGTTTCAGAAGATGAAGCTGAGTATAAGTTTTTATATGAAAACGACAATGTAAAGGCTTATATTCACAAAGAAACAGGTATAAGACTTGAACTGATTAGTAAAATATATGGAACGGCAGAGCAGATTATAAGCCAATTTGATTTTTCAATCACTAAATTTGCCTACTACAAAGCAGAGATTGAAGATGAAACAGGGGCAGAAGTGGAAGAAATACCTTTTGATAATGGCGATAAAACGGAAACTCATATTGAATACAGGGTTATATATGATGATAATTTTTTTGAGCATTTACATCTTAAAAGGCTTGTCATTGATGATAAGATACCTTTTCCTATGAGTACATTTGAAAGAATGTTGAGATATGCAAAGTACGGATATTTCCCTTGTAGAGAAACAAAGTTAAAGCTGATTAAGGCTTTAAATGAGTTAAATAGCAGAGAGATTGAAGTATCTGAAAGTCTTTATAATGGTTGGGATTAAATCCTAATGAGTGTCCTTTTTAAAAATTAAACAGACAGGAGAAAAATAATGAATATTGTAACACTTTTAGGACGATTGACACGCGACCCTGAGATTAGATATTCACAGACAGTAAACGGAAGTATGGCAGTAGCAAGATACACATTAGCTGTTGACAGAGCTTTTAAGAAAGAGGGTGAACAGGCAGCGGACTTTATTAACTGTATCGCATTCGGCAAGAACGGAGAGTTTGCAGAGAAATATCTGCACCAGGGAACTAAGATTATCGTTGAGGGTAGATGGCAGACAGGCAATTACACTAACAAGGACGGACAGAAAGTCTACACCAATGATTGCGTAGTTGAAAGACACGAATTTTGTGAAAGTCGTGCTAATCAGCAGAATAATAACAATAACGGAATTATAGGTAGAAGCAATCCAAGTACTGATTCAGACAGCTTTATGTCAATTCCAGATGGTGTGGCTGACGAGGGATTACCATTTAATTAAAGAGGTGTGAGTATGACAGAGAATGGAGCAATAAGAGAGGTAAGATTTAATATGTCAACAATAGGATTGAGTGACAAAGCTGCTAAAAGAGTTGTTGAAGCAAGAAATATGGCAATCAAGGCACTTGAAAAGCAGATGCCTAAGAAGCCAACCTATGAGGGCGATGGATATGCCCCGGACGGAACGCTTGTATATGATACTTGGATTTGCCCTTGTTGCGATAAGAGATATGAGGTTTATTATGATGATTATGATTACTGTCCTAATTGCGGTCAAAAATTGGACTGGTCAGAAGAAGGTGAGGAAAACAATGGGGTTGATTGATGCTGATAACATTATAAATATATTGAAAGACAGGGCAGAAAACGAAGCAATTTGCGGATATCTGACAGCCTATGATGTTACTAATAGCATTATAGATGAAATTGATGAGCAGCCAACAGCCTATGATGTAGATAAGGTTGTAGAACAGTTGAAAACAGACTCTTCTGTAAAACTGTATGGAAGTGGCAACAGCAATAATTATCTTATTCCTCTTGAAAAGGCAATAGAGATAGTAAAGGCAGGTAAAATTAATGGATAGAGATTGCAATAAATGTATACATCATACTACAGGAACTTGCAGTACTTTTAACTGTGAGTTTGTAACAGCTGATGATGTAAGAAATAAGGCTATTGACGATTTTGCAAAGGCTGTTGAAGGTGCAGGGCTTATCTTTGTTGATAATATGTTTAAACTAGAAGAGCTTGCGGAACAGCTAAAGGCAGGTGATAACAGTTGAATTATCAGAACATAGCAAGAGCCAAGGCAATAGAACAGGAAAACAAAAAGCGACTGTTGAAGCTAAACTCGAAACTGAATGACAAAAGTGGAATATATTTCCTGCTCCGAGAAGATGAAAACGGATTTAAGTATGCTTATGTCGGGCAGGCGGTACATACACTTAGCAGATTGGCAAGCCACCTTGTAGGCTATGAACAGCACATAGACCTTAGTTTACGCAAACACAAGCTATACGACAAAGAGAAAAATCCTTATGGTTGGCGAGTTGAATTTCTGAATTTCCCCGAAAGCCAGCTTGACGAAAAGGAGAAGTATTACATCAAACTATATGCTGATAAAGGTTATCAGCTTAGAAATGTCAGTTTAGGCGGTCAAGGAGAAAATCGTGCTAGTGGCTCTATAGGCGAGAGAAAAGCACCTAAAAGCTATATGCAGGGCATACATCAAGGAAAAAAGGTGTTAGCGAGGGAATTATCATCTATCGCAGAAAAACACCTTATAATCCGCTTAAAGCCAGAAAAAGAGCATAATAAGGTGTCACAGAAACAGTACGAGAAGTTTATGGATTTATTGAAAGTAGGTGAAAACAATCAATAAAGATTATGATTGCCATTGTTGGAACGATTATCCCAACGAGAACCATAAATACTATGGATGTTCAGATACACCGAAAAAGAGTGGCAAATGGAAATGTGTTGATTGTTACGAATATGTTGGCAAGTCTAAGTTTGGGGCAACGCATTGTAGAAAGAAAGTGGGTGATTTAGAATGAGAATTTTGAGCAGTAAAGATTATTCTTGGCTTATGGACCGAATAGAAACTCTTTCCAATGAAAATGAAAGATTGCAGATGAAAGTTGATGAAGTAACAAAAGAACAGCCTAACGATTGCAAAAGCAATGAGGGAAGTCACTTTTGCAGTATTTGCAAATTTGGCTATTTGAGAACAAGAAATCCGTTTGGGGCAGATTTTTATGCTTGCAGTAAAACAGTGTCTTGTGAAGATTTTAAGAGAAAAGAAGACAACTAACTAAAAATCAAAGAAAGGAATAGGTTGTGCGCACATAAAACCGAGGTTTCCTTTTGGTAGATTTTATGAATTTTGAAAATTATTCTTGTGATAATCAAATGAGCATATTCGACTTCACAAGAGAACCGATTAGCATAACAAAGCCTATCCGATTAATAGAACTTTTCGCCGGCTACGGCAGTCAGGCAATGGCACTAAAGAGAATAGGCGCTAAGTTTGAACATTACAGAGTTGTGGAGTTTGATAAGTACGCCATGGCAAGCTATAACGCAGTACATGGTACAGATTTTCCCACAATGGACATAACTAAGGTTCATGCAGAAGATTTGAATATCTGTGACACAAATACATTCACTTACTTACTTACTTACTCGTTTCCTTGTACGGATTTATCAGTTGCCGGAAAGCAAGCCGGAATGTCTAAGGGAAGTGGCACAAGAAGCGGTCTGTTGTGGGAAGTTGAGAGAATACTAACAGAAATCAGAGATAGTAACGGAGAATTACCACAGATTTTGTTCATGGAGAATGTGCCGCAAGTACATAGTCAGGATAATATGCCCGACTTTAGAAAGTGGTTAGATTTCCTTGAAAGCCTGGGTTACACAAATTACTATCAAGATTTAAACGCTAAGAATTATGGTGTAGCACAAAATCGTGAAAGATGCTTTATGTTTTCATTCCTTGGCAATTACTCATATGATTTTCCACAGCCTATACCACTCAAAAAGAAGTTGAAAGACTATCTTGAGGATAATGTAGATGAAAAGTATTACATCAA